GATTCTTCTCATCGATATACTCGATGTCCATTTCAGGAACTTCTGCCTCATAACCAGAGACATGATCAACGTGTACGCCTTCGTAAATGGTCATTTGTTGTTCAAATAAGGGTCAATAACGGAAATGATGTGTTCCCACATCTTACGTTCTTTAGATGTAGGTTGCTTGGTGTTTTGGTCCCAGTCCAATAAAACATTAACTAGGAACTTACGTTCAGAATCGGTAAGTTTTTCTAATACTGCTGTCATGATTAAGATTGCGTAGTGTAGTCAATGTCAATTTCAATGTCTGCATAGTCATCAAAAAGATCTGGTTCTTCCCAGAACTCTTCCCAATCAGATTCCGTCGCTTCTGTGATGTCCATAAGTTCTTCTTCCATCAGTAACTGTCCTCCTCGAAGTATGCTTGATCGACATTCTGTGGATTGAATTTCTTATTGCGCTTTTTGCCTGAGTATTGTCCATCACGATCACGGAATCGCTCAGAGTTAGAACGTTGGCGTTTGTCTCGGAGAGATTTACCCCAAGAATTGTGATGGTCATCACGGCGATAAGTACGACCCATAGTTGTTTGCGTGAACCTCTTGATTAACTACCTTTATATAGTACATGAAAAGGGGGGTCTTGTCAACCCCCCTAAGATAAGTATATTTAATGTGTTGAATCAATAACCTTGTTCTAGTCTCTCTGCATATTTTTCTGGAGTAGACTCAACATTGCCCCAGTTTGGTGTAGTTCCACCCCTTCCTAGTGTTCTAGTCTCTAGAGGATCAGAAACAGCGATGTACTTATCATCTGGATTTGTGGTCTCAAATGTTGCTTCTACTGCTTGTGATGATGGTGATGGTTCTGCTGAGAGGTTTGTATCTTCAACAAACTCAACCCAGTTTACAGTATCTTCATTCCAAATATAGATCTTACCATCTTGAGGATATGGAACAGGTGCTTCAAACACTTTTGACTCTTCATTATACTGGAATGAAGGATAGTTCACCAGACCCTCTGGAGTGATAAACATAAACTCTGTTGAGAAAGTATCACCTTTATTAGATGCCCAAAGAGCAAGTGTATAGGTAGTATTTCTCTTAAGAACAATACCATCGATTGCCATATACTCTTGATCGCTACAGATCAAGGTATGACCTTCCATGGGGAATCTCTTTTCGACGACAAGTTTATCAGTACCATTTGAAGTGTCAAAGAGACTATAACCATAAGAAAGACCAGAGAAATATACATTTGTTCCTACAGGACTTCCATCGGTCATACCAACTCTAATGACATAATTGATTGGGTCTCTATCCCAATATTCAATATGCCAATCATGAGATTCAAGATGATACTTAACGTTAATACTGCTCATATCCTTATCCTATGGTTGTAGTTTATAACGAATGTACATAGTTCCTGACTGACCTCTACCAGAGTGATTGCCTCTTAAACCATCACCACTGTTTCCAGGTTGTCCAGCGTTGCCTGCTTGGTTAGAAGTATTGTTGCCAGAAGTGTGGTTGGAACCACCTCCACCGCCACCGCCTCCGTGGCAGTCTCTTCCAGGGTCTCCACCGTGCTGTCCGCCACGGTATCCACCACCACCAGCACCACCACCAGATTGGTCTCCACCAGCACGTCCGCCGCCCTGACCATTCCAGTTGCCGCTATGACCATGCTGACCACCATATCCCGAAGCATTTCCATGGTATCCAGATTGTCCACCAGCACCGCCCTGACCAGCAGCGCAGCAACCTTCGCCGCCGCCTCCACCACCGCCAGCACCTGCCGCTTGGATTAGAGAACCACCTCTTAGAAGTAGGGTTCCTCCCCCACCTCCACCGCCGCCAGCAGAGCAACCATTGCAACCAGCATGGCGACCATGACCACCATGAGCACCACGAGGACCGCCACCATGACCGCCACCACCGTGGCAACCAGTGCAACCATGACCGCCGCCGCCACCTCCTCCAACGGAGATGTTTAGTGTTTCTGAACTAACAGTATGTCTAGCAAAGGAGTACCCTCCAGCACCGCCTCCGCCGCCACACTGACCGCCTCCGCCGCCACCAGCACCCCACATACCACATTCGACCCATTTATCGGTTCCAGCGTCATTAATTGTGAAGGTAGATGATTGTTCACCGTTCCATGTATGATAGCGATACCCACCACTATCACTTACAGAACCACCATTGGCAGACAGTGGCGTGAAAGCAACACCACCTTTACCAAAACTTCTAATACCAGAAAAACTTGCAATAATAGGCATCGTATATCCTCCTCAATTATTAGTTGAACGACGAAAGTTGTCCAAGAACTAACCAAGAACCACTGTTATTCATGATACTAAAGTTAAAGACTTCAGGACGGTTAGCAGTGATAGTTGGGGTCTGACCACCTAACCATCTTGTCGTATAGTTTGATCCGTTAATTTGAATTGTTGTGTTAATTCTTCTTGCTGTACCACCTTGGTTAAAGACAATACTGAAACCGTATGCTCTATTTTGTTCAGTTGGAACGTTAGTAAATCTTGCAGTAATATCACCATTCACTGATGAGTGATAGAAAATTGCAGCATTATTAAAGTTATAGTCTTGGTTTCCAGATTGACCGCTGCTGCGGATTTCTACTTCTTCATTAACAGAAGAGAGTCTAGTCATCCCAGAAACATTTAGACTTCCATTTACATCAAATGTATATGCTGGGTTTGTAAGACTGACACCAACACGATTGTTAGTTGAGTCAATGAACAAAGTTCCAGAGTCAAAACTAAATGTACCCGTACTGTTAAGTGAGATCGCAGGTCCAGTGTTGGATACCCCCAATCCCCTTAAAGTATTTACTTTAATCTCAGACATACGATTTACCTTCCTGTAATGTTATTTATATAATAAAGAATTGTTTATGGAGCGGGCATTGCCAACTGATCGGAACCTTGACCTAGGATGTACCAGTATCCACCAGTTTCAACTGTAATTACTGCACCAGATCTAATTTCAATAGGTCCAATTGTAGTTCCATTAGTAAATTGTTCGCCAGATGTAGGACCAATAGAAATAGTCTCATTGATGTAATTTCTATTTGTTCTTACAATAGAATCTCTACCTCTCGATGGTCCACCACCACCAACTGAACCCCAACCAGCATTACCTTGACCGTCAGAGTCTGCTTTATAAACTTCAACACTATCGAGTGTAGTGTTAAATCTCATCACACCAAAGTTAGGGGATCCAGGTCTATCACCACTGGGACCAGTTGGTAATTGAAAGACACTGGATGTATTTAGGAATGTTAATTGATTAATCAAAGCAGCAGTAGAAGTGCTGATCTGATTACCATTAATTTGTTGTAATGCCATGGCGCTTCCCTTTTACTATTATTTATTAGATAGGTAGTTCTCTAATCTGTAGGATGTCTCCATTTCTAGGTGCATCACCAGAACCAAACACTAGGTTTGTTCCACTTACACTATAGTTAACTGCAGGAACCTGTAGAACACCATTAATAGAAACAAGAATACTATTTTCAGAATGACCAGTAGTAATAGCGAATGTCTGAGTTGTACCATCTCCAGTGTAAGTTCTTACGTTATACTTAGCAGCACCAAGACCGCCAGCACCGTCAACAACTAGATTTCCTTTGATGTGTACATCACCATCAATGCTCATTTGATATCCTGCTTCTGCAGCACCGCCAATACCAAGATTTGTATCGGAACCAAATGTAGCAATATCAAAGATGTTGGTATTTGTTAAACCAAACTGATACCATGCTTGGTTATAGTACATCCAACCAAGATTTCCTCCTGGTGTCCAAGATGTATTATAAACAATATCACCGTCTGCAGGGGTGGTGTAGGTTGTAATTCCAGAAAGATTAGGTTGACCAGCACCATTGTCAGGTGCCATCAATGTCGCTTTCAGAATTGTACCATCAGGGTTTGCATAGGTTAACTTCTTAACCTGAATGTTGGTATCAGAAGTGATCTTTCCTTGGAAAGTTGTAGGACCAGAGAAGATAGATTCTAACTGGTTAGATGCACCACCAAGAACTGTTAGTTTATCGGTAAGAACGAGTTCGGAGAATGTCTGAACTGTAGTATTCTCTTCACCAATAACATTAAGTTGTGCAATATCACTGCTGGTGATTTGACCTGTAACTGGGTTGATGATCTGGTTTCCAATGAATAGATCACCGTTTGAGTTTAGACCAGAATAGAATGAAACACCTGCTGCTTCTTTTAGCGACTGAGATAGTCTAACCTGCTCAAAGGATAGAACTTCAACCTGTGCTTGAGGGAATGCAGTTGAGTAGTTACCAGGACCAAAACCAGTGTATTCAAAAGTATGGTTTCCTGATCTTTGAATGGAGTGTCTTCTTAGTTCAACAGGGATAGGAATAACTGCACCTTCAGAGTCAACCTTTAGAGGAATCTTTCTGGTTTCAATATCACCGAGTCTTGCAGTTAAATCAAATGTACCAAGAACACCAGTTGTAGCGTTCCAAGATAGGTTATTGTTTGATTCAGCAAGGAAATTTTCTGTTGCTTCCTTAGTGATACTTCTCTTAGTATCTTCATTAGGTGTTGGTGATGCTCCATCAGTAGAATATACTAAACCAACAATAACGTTGTCTGCGATTGATACTGCTGCATCAGGATCTGCGTTTGGATTGTCTCTGTCAAATGCAGGATAAACTTCATTAACATTCTGTGAGAATTGGAAGTTATCAAAGTTTGATGTAGAAGGAGAAACAGATGCATATAGGAAACTTAGATAGTAAATACCATCAGTAACACCACGTTCAAATGCTTGATACTTTTCGATCTCATAGATGTAGTAAACATCTGTGTATGTTGGGGAACTTACCTCAGAAGATCTGGGTTGAATAACATAACCAGTGATAGGTTCTCTGGGGATTGGGAATGAATCCTTATCAACAACATAACGTAGTCTGTAGATTCTATCAGTTAGAACACGAGCATCAGGAACACGCTTGATAAATGTTGTTGGGGTGAATGCAACAGTGCTATATTGTACGTTTGAAGTTAGTGTACTATAGATACTGTTATTAACTGCATCTACTTGTAGATACCATCCACCAACAACTGTTTGTCCGCCAATAGTATATGTCGATTCGTCAAACTTTAGTGGACTTCCAGCAGTATTAACTGTTGATGTTGATACAGAAGGACCGTATGGAGTAATTGATGCAGACTTAGTTGTTGCTGTTGTAGCACCAGATGATACTAGCAAGCAATAAATCTTGTCGGCAACAGCACTAACACCTGTTCCATCTTGTCTAGCACCGATAGTATAACCTTGCGCTTTTGCTGCTGGTGCTCCACTCTGTTCGGTATAACCAAAGAGATATAGTCTAGATGGATTAGCAACTGTTCTAGTTCTTTGAATATCAATGTTAACCCAGTTAACAGAGATCTCCTCAACGTCACCAAGAGACTTGGGAGGAATAATATGAGTTAGTGTACCAAACTTATCCTTGGTAAATGCCTCAGTCTTAAATCCTTTACATCTGAGTGCAGTATTACCGAAGTTGGAGTTAGAGTTAGTGATGGACATGTCAGCACCACTATCTGCAAAGAAGTGGTCAGCATAACCAACCGCGAACACCGAAACGACCTGAATGAATGCGTCGTTAGATGCTTTAATGTGGCAATGTCTCCATCCTTTCTTATATCTGGTTGAACCATCTAGGTGAGCACCTTGACCTGCTTCATCATATGCACCAGTTCCAGTGTTATATCTAACAAATGCTCTGTCGTCTTTTTGTAGAGATAGACCCGTGAACTGTGCAACAACCATCGATTTGAAACCAGTGGTTTTGCTACCATCAGCGTGCATACCATTCATACCCCAGACGGATCTTAGGGATAGGTTGAAGATATATGGAGATGCAGAGTCAACCGTATCAATCTCAACTTTAACAAGAATGTTTGTACCAACCGCATTACCAGTTGGTTCATCTGACATCTGATAGGTAAATACGTTCCCTTGTGCAGAGGTAACAGTAAATGAACCATTATAGAGGGTAGCATCTAGTTCAGACTGTGTGCCAGAAGAACCAGTAACACCAGAAATGTTAATTGAAACACCAACAGAGAAACCATGATTAACTGGATTTCCTAGTTCATCAACGGTTTGTGCAGTTGCCGTCTGACCATTTCTAGTAATTTGTAGAACTTGATATTCGTCAGAGATAGGACCAACGATTCTATTTTCTTCGATTCTTGCCTGAATCTGGTCCTGAGAAGGAATACCTGAGGTATCAGGAATTGTAGTGAAACCTCTAGAGATCTTCTGGTAGTAAATCTCTAGGTCAGTTCTAGACTGAATATCAGGAATTGTTGAAGTATTAATATCAAAGTTAGGAACAACTTGTCCGTTTGCCAAGAGATATGACAGTGGATTCCTACCATCAGCAAACTCAAATGCTGTTAGTTTATGGTGAGAGAATGTTGGTTGAATTGTCGAAGCATCATTCTCTTTATAGTAAACACCAGTTTGATCACCATCAAAGAATGAGAACTGCCAGAAATAGCAACCACCAGTAACTCTAAAAATTGCCGTTGGTGATGGTTCGTTTGAAGGTGTAATGCCTAGTGAAGATCTTGTTGTTGGATATGGAATATACTTAGGAACAATTTTAGTTCTTCTTAAGTCAGAACCAATAATTGAACAACCTCTGGGAACAATAACGCCACCTTCAACGGAGTTAAACTTATACAGAACGTTGTTGGATGATGTTAAGTCAAAGTTTGAGTTTGCATCAAGAGGGGGGATCTCTGTGTAGAGAATCTCCCCTGGTCTGTTATCGATAATATACTCAGAAGGATAAAGATAAATGCTGAATGCGTCGAATTCGTCGTTTGAAAGACCAACTCTGTACGAGAATCTAGCAACCTCTAGCAATGCTCTTTGTAGAGTTTTGAAAGGTCTTAGTGCAGAGTTGCCTCTGTTATCAATAGCATCCGACGAGTCGAAGTCATCTGGGTTCACATAAATGATACGCCCAGTTCTAGACGTGATAATATTCTTGAGTCTAGTTAGTGCCATTTATACTTTTTCCTCAGTTGTAAAGTATTTATCAGACGGTGCGTTCTCTTTGATAGAGAACAGGAGTGAAGTCTGCAGTAGAGTCTTCAAATCCATTAACTGCAAAGTTAACACTTCCAGAAGAAGAGTAAACCATTACACTTTGTCCAGGACCAATTACAGTTGATGCAGTTCTATTTGTAGCATTTGCTGCAACAGTAGTGTCATAAGCAATGTAATCTTCAGTCTTGATATCAACATTACTTACTACTCTTGCAATTCCTCTGGTAGATGCAGCAATGGTTGGAGAATCTTGGAATTGCCAGTAGAAATCACCGTTGCCAGAAACGGTATCTTCATTCTCTACCGATAGAGTAATGGTAGTACCATTAATTTCGGCAATTCTTGCAGTATAACCAATTCCAGTACCAGAAACGTGCATACCAACAACGAGTCCAGTGTTAGATCCAACAGTAATATCAAATGAAGCAGCAGTACCAGTGATAGTAGTTGTTGCAGTATCATTCAATCCAATTGATCCCGCACCAAGAGAAACTTTAATATCAGTTCCATCTTTATCTTCTAGAAGATATCCGTAAGGACCAGGAAGAATTTCCAAAACAGTATAGGTATTAACAGCATCGCCTACACCACTGGATAGAGTGAACTCTCCCTCAACATCATAAACATAGATTTGATTATAGAAAGGATTCATGACGATTGGGAATGATTGTCCCATTTCTGCCATATTCTCACAGTAGATATAAAGTTGTGCATCAGGAACAAGAATGATATTGTCATATGAAGTATCAATCTCGGTATATGCTCCTGCCGTTCCTGGGGTTCCAACCTTGTTAACACCAACAGTATATTCAACTCCAGGAGTTACGTTCCAAATACCATCTTCAGTAAGACTAATTCTGAGTGGGTGTCCAGTATTTGATGGATCATCCTGAGTAAATCTGACGATTCTATCTACGTCTTGAGCAAATGCAGATGGATATTCAAACGTACCAGATCTATTGAATAGGAATCTCTCCATTTGGAAGTATGAAGTGATTGTTCCAACCTCAATAGTGACACCACTACCATTGTCAAGTGTTTCTCCATCAGCAAAGATTTGAAGGAATCCTGATGCTACTTGTGCATATCGAGTGACAGTAGATGCATCATTATGATCTGCCTCTGTGGTTCCATAAACACCACGACTTACAGTAAAATCATTACCAACAAGACCAGTAATGACCATTAACTCATCATCAACTCTAATAACATCAGAGATCAAAAATCCTGCTGAGTCAGTGACTGTTAGAGTTGTATCTGCAATTAAGAAAGTAGCACCTTCATTAATTGTGGTGCTGACAGCATCAGCAGATAAAGCAATAAAACTATCACCAGGATCAATTGGGGAAGCAGCAGTTCCTAACTGTCCTCTGGTGAGGGTTAATGCATTACCAGTAACTCCACTAATTGTTGCAATTTCAGCATTTGCGGTTAAGATATCGCCTGGTGCAATTGTACCTACACTATTAGCAATAACAGATGTCGCTACAGCATCAACGCCATCGATACTTGTAATAAATCCTCCTGCTCTCGATCCGTAAATGATTGCAGTCAGACCTGTTGTTTGACCAGTAACAACTTCTTCATTTAAGATTAATCCACCAGCAAGACTTCCGAAATCTACAGGAAGTTCAGCAACTGCAGCAACCTTAATTGGAATTTCATTAACGTTTGTTGGTTTAAAAACATCGTGATATTTAAAACTTACATCGCCATTGGTTCCATTTAGAACTTCTCCAGGATTGAATTCATTATCCTGAATAGCGGGTTCAATGCGAATGATATAATCACTAACAACATTTCCTTTTTTGAAAGCATAACCAGCACCATCTAGAGTAGAGACATGGTTATAGTTTCTGATTGCAGTGCGATAGGTTGCACTGGAACCAGTGTTGCAAACATCAATAATTGCAGATGTCGCTCTATTAATAGGACACTGGTATAGTGTTGTATTTGTAGTCGCTGCGGGTGCCGCTGCTGCTAATCTTCCTGCTGTCATTGTTTTTTACCAACCTGCTAAAAAGTGTGTTCTTAATCTTAGTCTTCCACCGAAGAAGTCTGCAGAAATTGCTCCTGCGAATGCAATACCTTCAATTGTAGATGTATTGCTGGATGCCAACAGTATAGCATCTTCGTCTGGGAATACGATAGTTCTTGTACCTGTGATGTTCGTTAAGTCGAACTGAATACGTCTATCGTTATCATTAATGTCAACAAAATTGGGTCTATCATAATCTTTGTTTCTTAGCGTTTGTGTCGCTAGTTCAGTGACCAGAATGCTAGTACCGTTATTATTTAGTTGAGTAGGGAAACTAATTTGTGTTGTACTGTTTGGGAACAGATTGCTGAGTTCAAATTCAATCTTCTTTGTTGCATCCCCAGTAGGAATGAACACGGCATCTTCATACAATTTGTTAGAAATTGTTTGAGTAGCATCTGTTCCAACCATGATAACACTCAAATCAGGCATAGTCAAGGTTCTTGTTGCCGTGATTAGAGATGCATCAAATAGGATTTTATTTGTTGTAGTTGATGATGCTGCAATACTTGGTTGAACTAGAGTCTTGTTGGAGATTGTCTGTTCTGTAACATCATCAAGGATGTTTGTGCTGATAACACCAGGACCAGGATCAGGGAAGAAGTAAGTCTTTGTTCCAGTTTCTGTTAGAATCCAGTCAATACCAAACTTAGCAGTCTTGGTCCCATCAGTAATACTAAAGTTATTCTCATTAATAAGAATAGTCTTGTTGGATAGTGTCTGTGCGGTATCAGTACCAACTAGTGTAGAACTATTTCCAACGGTGATGGGAGGTAGGGCAAATGTCTTAAGACCAGTTCCCAACAAACTACAGTCAAATCTTGCTCTTTTTGCGGAACTAACATCATCAGAAAGTTCAAACTGAACGTCTTGAACTTTAAGCAGAGAACCAGAGGATAGACCAACAACACCAGAACCTTTTGGTTGGAATGTAATGTTGATATTGTCTTCCGAACCAACTGCTGAGATCCTGTTGGTAACTAGAGTTGTAGATTCTGCAATTTTCTCAAAGTAAATTGCAGATCCACCGAATGCCAGACCAATCTGATCATATGCATTCTGATATAAACCAGTCGCTCTGTTAAGGTCAAAAGCAAGACCAGGTGCTGCTAAAGTGCCAGCACTTACTCCACGGAATAATTGGTTTACCTTAGACTTCCTGTTTGGAATTAGAGGATCAGCAATAACGACAGGTAGAATCGCTTCTCCTGTCAATAATGCATCTGATAGGTTCTCTAATTGTGATATTTTTTTAGTTCCTGCCACAGTTTATGCATCCAGCGGGTTATCTCAAACCTATTTATAAAGAAAAGGATCGGGAGTTATCCCGATCCTCTCACTTCCTTCACACGGAAACCATATTATATCACAGTTCAAGATTTACTGCAACTGAGATTCTTGGTTCATCCTTAGTATGTGCCTCAACTGCATGATAGAGATCAGAAGGAAATACAATAATATCTCCAGCATCCAAATCAAATCGAAGCATCGGTTCTTGTCCTATCTTCTCTAACATTGACCAACGAGATTGGTAGTGAGGATTATCAATACACAAAGTATTGTAATTGGGTGTTAGATACCACACTACAGATAATGTTGATACTGGATGAGTATGACCCATGTTATAATCACCCTTCTCATTTATATTCAACCACCAGTTAATAAATCTAAACTCTGGTAGATCATACAGTCTATTCTGAAGATGTTTAGTGAAGGGAAATATATTGAAATCCGAACTGTCTTCACTTTGATATCCACCACGATTTGATCGGTAGACTCCAGGAACTGTTTCTTTATGTGTTAATGCCCATCGATGTGCTCTTTCTGTTATCTCTTGATCACCACCTTTTAAAACCCAAATAGGGGTTCCAAAGAAATATTCATATGTCATACAATATACCTTATATTAAAATAATCTTTTGAGACACTTTCCTGTACTGGAATCAGTGAGAAGAATTGTGAATAACAGAATCGTCCCAACTTTTTATTTGCAAATTCTTCAGGCATCTCGATTGGAATTACCTGATGAATGATTGGAGATGGAAATAGAATAGATTTATTGTGATCACAACTAACCGTATAATCATAGTCTGGAAAGTACAAGTTTCCACCAGTGAATGCTTTGGGTTCTTTATAGAACCATGTTAAGCAAGTGAAGTATGCTTGATCATAGTGTGGTCCATAGTATCCACCATTCTCATAGTATGAGATCAAATTAGATGTATGATTGATCTTTGCATTTTTAAAATACCAATGAGGGTGTTGTTTACAAATGGTCCTTAGTGTTATTTTTTGAAATGTGGTGGTTTCTCTTAGGATATTAGATAAGTTTGGATGAGTATAGATGTTATCCAACCAAACACAACTATTTTGCTTTAATAGAATACCACCATCATCAGTTGCAGAATCAGTAAGATTTGGTGGCAATAGTTTTTCTGGATAGCACAGAAAATTTAATTCTTCCCAAATCTTTGGCAGTTGATACTCAGTATAAACATCCTCCAATAATACATGAGGAAATGGATCAAGACGTGCTTGTATAGTAGTCATGGCATATTCATAGTGATTCTAGAATCATATTTACCCCAAGTTCCCACAGGTGTAAAGTTCATAGCAATAGAATACCTATCCACATCTTCCTGATGGTATGCAATTCGATGTTCAATATATGAAGGGAAATATACGATACTATTTTTTCTTGGGGTGAACGTAAATAGATCGGAGTTGAAAATATTATCTTCCTTCTTTACAAATCCATACTGATATCCCATGATAGATTTTTGAAACTCCAGATTAGTAATAGAGTCTTCAAAGTAATATACAGCAGAATAATAGTAGTTGGTATGCATGTGCCAATGGGCAACAGTTTCTGGAAGGGTTTTTGTCCCCCAAGAAGATCCCATCTTAAATGTGTTCTCTTCATCAAGTGCCAAGAAATCCTTGATGAACATGTTGAAATCTTTTTCAATATGCCACTTAATTTCTGGAAATTGATCAAGGGTACGTTTGTCTATGGTTTGCATAGACTGATACTTGAATCCAGTATCCTGCCAGATGTCTGGGGAATTTTTATAGTATTGTTCTAGTTCTCTAACATACTTCTCTGGCAAGAAATCGAAGGAGATAGTTAGAGGAGCAGAGAACAGAGGGAATACAGATCTTTCCATAATTAGATGATGATGTAAAGCCAAATGTCGGATTTGAACCGACGACCTACCGCTTACAAGGCGGTTGCTCTACCACTGAGCTAATTTGGCATTCAGGAATTGTCTTCCATTGCTTATAAGGAACCGATTCATCTACAATGAGTTCTGGTTGCTTATCGGGAGTAATAATAAGGCAGCAGTCGAACATACCTTGTCCAACACAGAGAGTAATATACTCAGAATTTACGAATCTAATATAACCCTCATTATGACGGAACTTGGCGAACTGTCCGACTTTAAACTGCATCAAACTCCTCCTCGGGGAAAGCAATGTGTAGTGTGGGTGGTTGGGTTAAACGCTTCTATGATATAGAAGACTGCCTTTTGTGGATCACAGTCGCCACAAGTATATATGTCAACTGCGGCACACTTCTTTTCGGGCCAAGTATGAATTGAAACATGCGATTCTGATAGTAGCAGAAGCATTGTAATCCCTTGCGGAAAAAACTTATGGAACACCGAATCTAGAATTGTAGCACCACTCGATAGTGCTGCTTTTCTTAGAACATCATCAATAAACTCCAGGTCATTAAGTTGGTTTTCATTTGCACCGTACAATTCCAGGGTGCAGTGCTTACCTAAATTTTCCACATAAATGCTCCAAATACAATTTATTTAGTAGCATAGGAGCAGGGAGACTTGAACTCCCACGGGCGTAATGCCCAACAGATTTTAAGTCTGGTGTGTCTACCGATTCCACCATGCTCCCATGAAAAACCTATCGGGGTTTATAGGTTGGAGGATGGAAATGACAGTATTCATTGAAGGTGATTTTCATTTCCTTGTTAGTCAGGTTAGCATGTTGTGCTGCTTTTGGCAAGTTCCATTTTGCAGAAAACAACATTTCCATTGACTTACGAGTTTCAGGACGCATAGTTAGAAAGGCATATCAAGGGGTGGAGGACCGATAGAAACATCTGGAGATGCAATCGCTTTATTCATCTCTTCCAAGTCTTTAAGAACGTCTTCAGGAAGAGGTTGTGATTCTAACACAGGCATACAGAGAACACTCTTGCCACTGTTAGTTATGATACGAAATGTCATCTTGTTTTTGATGACCAGAGTTTCCATGATGAAATCAAAGTTCTCTTCAAACTCTTTTTCAGAAATAACAGGTACTTCAGTCATACTTATACTCCCTCATTTCAATTGGCAATTTTTCTTGGCAAAGTTTTACTAGGTTTTCAAACTGTTCATGACCACGAGATGTGAAGTCGCAGGTAACTTCTTTGTACTCACCATCCTCACCATATAGTTCGATGGTTCTTTTGGCAAAGTTGACCACGACATGATGAAGGGTCGATAGATTGTTTGGTTCCATGGATCCTCCCTCGGGTATGTATCTATAGTAGCAGGGTCCTGCCCCCCTGTCAAGGGGTCAGTTCAATTTGATTTGGGGTGCGTTGAGCGACATAATTCCAGTTGATGTGATGTTCAAAGTAGATCCAGAGAAGATCGACATCGGACCAGAAGTTGCAGATAAAGTGAAAGCACCAGCAGCACAGGTAGCGACAAATGCACCAGCACCGACTGTTAATAGCATACCAGTTCCTGCACAAGTCATTGCAATAGGACCAGCAGTATTATTAACAGTGAATCTAGGAACAGCATCAGCAGCAGATGTTGATGGGTTTAGAACCATATCATAAGATCCATTGCAGATAGTAAAGATACCTGCTTTTGCTCTTGGTAGAAGACCTACGTTAATGGTACGAATCAACGATGGAGTATCCATGTAGATTGCATTACCTGCAGCGAGTTTAAGATCGTTTGTGCAGTTAATGTTCAGTGATGGAGCATTCAGACTTAATGTATCTGTAATCAACTTAACGTCAGTTCCAGGACTTGCAGCAAGTGTTGTTCCCATGCCTTGAACTTGGAACTTACCTCTACCAGCAACCTCAGTATCCGAGTCAAAAATTAATAGACTCTTTTGTGCTTTAGTCTTTGGACCACCAGCAGGAGCAGCACCAGTATTCTCTGCTTGCTTTGGAGCATTCTTAACATGGAACTTGAGACTGCCATCAATCTCAACATCCATATTACCAACAATCTTTAACTTATAATCACCATTGACGGTTTGAACCATCATGCCACCAATTTGTAGTGCAAAGTCCTTTTTGGTCTTAATATCTGTTGCACCAGGGAAATAGATTTCATCACCAATAACAGTTTGTGCATTATCAATTGGAGGTAATGGTTGTGGGGGATTTCCTTTTGCTTGACTATCCTTCTCTTTATTATAGTTCTCTGTTTCCTTAGAGTTAATTCTTGTGGAAGTCCAAGTTGCACCACTTGGTCTTCTTTCAATCCTTGCTCTTTGTCCAGGAGTTCCATAATCACCAATAGATGTTCCACTTAAAGCAGTTTCAACTTTGGTAAGGAATGGATCTGCTTCTCTGATAACTTGTTGGACAAGGTTTGCAGATGCAGATAATCCTCCTCCAGAATTACAATCACCTGCGCCACCTCCAGCACCAGCAGCATTGGTGGTGCCACATTTAGTGGCACCAATGAAAGGAATAAATTGATATTGGTCTTCTGCCCCTTCACTTTCTCGATCACATTGAGTTACGAGTAATCCTAATATCAATGAAATGATACTTGTAATTGAGGTGATGTCTTGGACATCAATTTTCTCAAGATTTTGGAATAGTGCCGTACCCTTTGAGATGATATCTGAAACTGCTTTTGCTACCTTAACTGCTGCCAGGATTGTATCTAAAATTGATTGCAATCCACTGATAGCATTGTTGATGGCACAGATAATGTTATTGAGCAATCCTTCCATTGCTTGCCCAAGAAGATTAAACACAGTATCAATTGCTTGACCAATAATACCCTGAATGAATCCATCAAGGTTGCCAATAATACTTGAGATCTGTCCTAGGAAAGAAGTGTCAGCATCACACAAAAACTGTTGGACAAGCGAAATAATTGCTTGAATTGCAGCAGTCACGATCTGTGGGATGCCAGTAAATCCTGCCATCTTAATCGCTTTAATTGCTGCTGAAATTTGTTGTAGGAATAACTCTTTAACACCAGCAAGTGCCTCTGACATAATACCAGAGACTAAGTTCTTGATCTTACCAGTTAAAGCAGAAATATTAGTTACCGTTCCATCAATCATGCTTAGGAAGTTTCCATTGCCATCTTCTACAAGTGTGGCAATATCATACGACAACTCCTCAAACATTGATTTCAAATGTTGCTCAAAGTTGCTCTTTGCACCATTTGCTGCAGGAACAGGAGTTGTTGGTTTTACATGTGTTGCTGGTGAGGATTGAGGATTAACCGTATTAGGTGCTGCTTTTGCTGATGGTGTATCTCCCTTTGCAGCAGAGTCTGTTGTAGGTCCAGGAGCATTTGCAGCAGGAGAACTACCACCGCCAGGTGCAGTATTTGCTTCCGCAGTGTTAGTAAATTCGCCACCAAAGATAGATTGAATCAAACTTCCATCTCTGGATGCACCGTCTTTTGCTGCTCTAACAACACCCATAACAACAGGAGATTGTGCTTCCTGACCATCCAGGAAGAATCCCATAACCATTGCACCCTGCTGTAGTTGTCCACTAGCAGATACACCAGCAGAACCTACTCCAGGTTGGTTAGTTGGTTGTAGAACGACTGCCCAAGGAAGTTCCTCATCAGGCATCTTTTCCTTGAACTTATCATCAGTTCCAGTGTACCATCCCATGACTCGGACTCTCACTCGTCCAAGTTGCATAGGATCTCTATTATCTACAACTTCACCGAACCACCAAAAGAACCCATCTTTACCAAGATAGTCTACATTAGGTTCATTAATAATACCGTCAATAGTCGCCGCCATCTTTACACTGTACTATCTTTCTTTATTATTTATAGGGGACATCCGAAGATGTCCCACAATACATCAAGCCAAAATGAATCTTCTAGAATAATCATGGGCATAATAGGTGCGAGCACCATGAATACCCCATCCAATCCAACTATATGCATAGTTCATGTAAGAATTGATAGACTTACCAGGAGTTTTCATACGGTCTTCAATTCGTTGCCATTGAACTTCATTCGTCATATAACGAAGTTGCGTGTGAAGTGATGATGCATTACCACCATACTTCCTAGCAAATTCACCCAATCCATGATAACGATTGGCAGATGTCCATTGGATCAAACCATACCCACCCCAACGGCAGGAATGATAACTGATCCTGCTACCACCTTCGCAGATATTGGCATGGAAATTACTTTCCTGCTTAATATTGCCCATGATAGTAGCGAGGGCGTTTCTGTCAGTGATACCTTCATCTTGCAAGAATGCAAGTGTAAGGTTTTCATTCTCTGTACACCCTTTACAAATTAGCTTTTTCTCTTCGGGTTCTGCAACTTCTTTGGTTGCTGTCTTCTTTTCATCTACAAGTTCAAATTCTTTAATGATAGTGAATGGAGGGGGTGGACCCTGCATCTTGTAGTTGATGAATGGCAGATGTGCCGCTGTTGGTGCAGCAATTCCTAAAAGCGAAACTGCTACAAATGTAAACGTGTTAAACATTAAAACCTATAGAACTCTACATCCCAATAGAAGGGGGGTACACCCAACTTCTCAGCGGGCACCTTCCTGGGCTCTAAAATCAAATCAAATTCTCATAATGAAAGACCCGCCACTTTAGGTAGCGGGTCTGTTCCATAATACCAAATTATTTATCAGATGTCAAAATCTGATTAGAGATCTCCTCTGCGAGGTCTTTCTTCTGTAGATGGTTCTTCACTTACTACTTCAGCAGGTGCCTCTTCTACAGGAGGTTCTGGAGTTGGTTCTTCCCAGATAGGTTGTACTTCTGGTTCGACTCTCTCTTCCTCTTCTTTAGGACGTGAATATACAGGTACTTCTGGTAGAGATCCACCATTGGTAGCACCACCATTCATGCCTGTTTTACTAGCAACTGCCACACCGAATCCCGCTAAGGATCCAGAGAAGACAGACGCGATGAAAGTGGGGTCAAAGTCCATGACTTTTTGACCACCAGGAAGCCTCACATATGAGGCGGTGAGTAGACCTGCGCTCCAGATAAGAATAATAATTCTAACTAGATCACCTAACCATTCTCTTTTTTCTTCGCGGTCTGCTCCTTCTGAAACCTTAGGTAGCATAGTAGTTTAATGCGATTGTACTACATTATATTTAGTTTTATGACTTCCACAGTTCGCCTTCTGCCTTACGGCGTCTAGCAAGACCTGCTTCGACATGACTTCCAGGATTACGATATAAGAACAATGCTTCTGGGACTTGATCCCATTCTTTGTTCTTCAGTCGTTTTGTAATAGTATTGAAATTATTGCCGCCGTAGAAACCAGCGCCAAGGTTATAAGCAAAACTGAGTAAAGCACCTCGTTGTCCATCGCTCATTTCGTCCCAAAATGGAATCTTACGCAGCGAAGGTATAAACTGCTTACGGCATTGGTCCACGAGTAAGGCATCTGCCTCATCTTGTGTAATCTTTTGTCCCAGTTTGAAGGGGTTTCCGTTTTTGTCTCTTGTGGACCCCCATCCGATTGTGATTGGGGGTCCTCCTGAAAGAGGGTCAGGGTAAGCCTCCAAATGACAACCTTCAAATTCCTTGATTAACTTCAAACCAACAGGGGGTGCCTCGTCGGGTGGAGTCTTAGCACCGCCGCCAGCACCCCAAGCAGGGGCAGGAGCGGTGGGTTCAGCGGCAGCAGCAGGGCCACTGCCGCTTGCTACTTTGGGAGTTCTTGAGAGAAGATACGACCCCAACCATCGTTGCCACCAGGACACCAACGCTTAGCAAGGTGAGACTTCTTGTAGACGGCACCCTTACCGTTCATAACATCAGAAGAATAACCATCGTTTAGATCGCCATAAGGATCATTAACGATATAGTCTTCGCCCTTCTTACCGATAACTACACACATGTGACCGCCCTTAGGAGCACTAAGAGTACCACGGTGGAGAATACCGATAACAACGGGTTTACCAGCAGCAAGCTGTTTGTCAAGATCAGCAAAGGACAAGTTGTAGGAAAAAGTGGACTTGACGCCAAACTTCTCCAGAACCTTCGTCTGAACGGCGTGGTCAGTAGTGTCACCAATCTTGAATACTTCCTTGACATAAGCATCATCACCTTTTGGTCCTGCAGGTAGTGTGCCAGGCTTGAAATACTCTAGGCACATCGCACAGGAGGAAGAATTACAGGTACGCTCAGCGTTGGTGTAATTATCTGTCTGTGGGTAGTAAGGAACCTTGAGTGGGTTAGTAATCCCTGCAGCGCCTGCCACTGGTTTCCTAAACACTTTAACCCATTCTGAGTTATCGTCAAGGTATTCTTTTGGAAGATTGTCTTCTAGCCACTGCACCGCAGCAACGTGCTGAGGGTTTTCATGTTTATAAAATCTGAAAAAATTGTGGAGATCGATTTCCATTGCGACTAATACTAGGCAACTCTATTTATCAATTCCACGGGTCTGGAAGTTTTTCTGATAATCGTACTTCATCGCTTGAAGTGCCCATGCCTGACTCAGGCTCTTGGGTCCCTCTATCAACAACTGGGTTTGACATGGAGATAGACCAGCCTTCCTCTCCAAATACTCCTGTCTCCACGATTTCTGGTTTTGGTTGCTCATCTTCTTTCTCCCATTGTTCTACGATTGCTTCTGCCTGACGATCAACAGATTCCATTTCTTGTTGGACCCTTGCTTCTACCCATTGCTTCCACAACCATTCAATAAAACCTAAAGCAAGTTGATTGATAGGAAACTTTTGATTGTTTGCCCATCGCTTTGCTTTGGTGTACCAAGTATCTTCCCCACCCCAGTTATGCTCAAACTCTATTTTTGTCATAGTACCCTATAGCAGACTTTTGCTTCTCCTCTAGAAGGTGGAGCAATTTGAGAAAATGCACCATATGAAAGATCTAGAATACGGTCTCCATAATAAGGTCCACGATCATTTACGCGAACAACTACAGATACACCATTTCGTTGATTAGTTACACGGATTTTTGTACCAAAAGGCAACCATTTATGAGCAACAGTTCGTGCCCATGCATTGAATCGTTCCCCATTGGCAGTGATATTACCATCAAATCCGTCTCCAACACCGTAATGAGATGCATATCCACATCCTGCAAATGCTTTTGTAGGGAAGATAGCAGTAAACATCATTACGATAGGAATGACTCGTTTAATCATAAAATCATAGTAAAGTACAGGTGGGAAATGTCGGATTCGAACCAACGACTTACTGCTTGTAAGGCAGTCACTCTACCGCTGAGTTAATCTCCCAAAATGGTAAAAGTCAGGAGAACCCCATACTCTTTTACCGTCTATATAACCACCATCTCGGGTGATTAATTTGGTTTTTGTCAAACTGAATTCAGATTTAAGAGTTGCACCACGAACAATGCAACCCATACCTCTGTTCTGACCTTGCCAGATACCGTTGTTCAACCGAACTATTGTATCACACTTTTCGTTCCGTGTCCCGTCTAGGTTCCAATTCATCATAGTGATTGTGGACTCATCTTCTTTAAAGGAATAGAGTTTTTCTCGGTACGGATCAGTCTCACCAGCATAGTGATACCACTGCTTTGTGAGATACTTACCATCACCAACAGGTGTCCAGGATATTAGAATCCACGCATACTTTGTTGGATTGGACATTGCTTGGGTCTTGTTAGACCACTTGCCCGTCAGGCATCGAAGGAACTCGTTCATCATAACACACCCCCGCCACCATGTCAATCATCGTAGATTCTACATTCTAGAGCATCGGGGTTGGCATCACAATAAAGTTCAAGAGGAGTTGGATCATGACTATCCTCTGGATGATTTTCATGATAGTGCTCTAATTCCTCAAGTTCACCTTCAATGTGGCGACGTTGCTGAGGGGAAATTGTAGGATCTCTCAGTAGATCCTTATCCTTTTCAATATGTTGTTCTATGTTATCCATAAGACTCACAGTTTTGTATTATTTATGTAGCTGGCATAACCATGCCTAGGGAGTCCTTCACAATTGTCAATTCAGTCGATATGGTATTGGACTGGTTGTACTTGTGTCTGACACCAGCGATAATATAGCGTCCACTGTACGTCGTGTCAATCTCGATCTTGTCGCTTTTACCTTTTTTACTGATTGAACGAGGGATCTCTACATCAATTGGATCTCCACACAGAAGACTTAGGTTGCCAGGAATCTTAACATCCAACTTAATAGCACTGAAACTATTCTTTCTGCAATAATTATAGATTGCTGTCTCTTCCCAACGCGATTCAATGGTAGATCCAGAAGTATCTTTGTCCCACAAATGAACTTGGTTTGGACGATATCTAATTCGTCTTACAGTTTCGTAGACTTTCTTGATATCATCATCAGTCATTCTATATGGATTATCTGATGCTAGATGTTCCATTTGACCCCACAACTCATGAATCTTAAAGGCAGTTCCTCCATATGGAATATCCTTAGATGCCTCAGTTCCTGCTGGTGTGGCAATCTTAGACTCTGCAAGAAAGTCTAAAGATACACCAACAAAGACACCTGCATATGTACCATTTCTAAGTGGTTGTAGTGCATCATATGTATTTGGGTATGCAATAGATTCAATGCTGTAAAGATCATCCCCATCACTATTGCTTCCAGTGTTCTTCATCTTATATTTGTACTGAGGAACACCAGATGCTTTCTTTGCATCAGAAATCAATTTGTCGAAAGATACAAAGTGAAATCCTTTTCTATTCTCATAGAAAATAAATCCACCTTGCTTACTATTCGCAGATCTAACAGACTTGTTTCCTAACCAGTTAATGACTTCAAATGGTCTCCAGTTAGGAATAACGCACTGTGCTTTATCTTGTGTGGTTTCAATGTAAAACTTCTTTTTAGAATCCAGATAGTCAGATCCTAGAAGATCTTTAACAATGTCAGATGCTTTCTTGTCTTTAAATTTTCCAAATACGGTAGTGATTTCATTTTTCATGAACTCCGTACTGACACATTCTAATACATATGCTTCCTTCTTTTCCATTCGGATTCTAGATCCGATTCTATAGACCCTACCAGTGAAAGTAAATTTCTCTTTGTCAGTGGCATCAGATGATAACGTAATTCTTACAATTTCATTCCCTCTAAGACTATCAATAAATTGAACCGAATCATTTATAGCAATAGTCATTCTCATGCAAGGGAAATCAATCGTTTCCTTGATGTTGATCTCAGTGATCAAAGGCATGAAGTCTGGTGCTTCATTTCCATTCTGGTCTTTAATTCTAGCGCCACTAGCGTCAACCAGGTACGCCTCCTCGATTTTTACTGGTGATGACATATCTAATTAATCGCAAGTTGTCTGTTTTGTAATATAGATGTGGAAGGATTTAAAGACTCAATGGGAATATTATTATCCCTTCCTGGTAAGATGATTGGTTGTGCTGGTGCATTAGCAGTTGGTGATGCCTTAACTCCACCTCTTGCAACTCCTGCCTTAGATGCAGCAGCTGCTTTTGATGCTGCATTATTTAGTTTCTCTTTCTCTGCTTTATCCTTTGCTGCTTTAGTGGCATCAGTTGCAGAAGCAACCTCTGCTCCTGCTCCTGCAGGTGCATTTAACTTAGCAATAGCATCAGCGACTTGCTGGAATGCTGATGTTGGATCCTTTGGATCTTCAGCAGACTCTAGAGAATCAGATGATTCTTCATTGTCTGATGGACCACTAACAACAGCACCTGCCTTTCCATCCAATCGAATACCAGCAGCAAAGACCTGACCGCCACTGCTGGTGTACATGGATGCCTTTCTCCATCCTGGTGAACGTCCATGGTGCCAAATATCATTACCTTCACCTTTAATACCAACGTGAGTAATTTCACCAGAACCATATCCACCGCCACCTTTCCATAGAACAATATCTCCTGCCTGTAAAGCACCTGCAGATTTAATAACTGTTCCCATATCGGAACCAGCAAAAGATGCTGCGTAATTTCTGCCATTATATGCCGTACCCTTTGAATCTAGATCACCCTTCGATGTTCTCTTTTCTGCTGCTGGATGTCCTGCTGCCTTCAATGCTGCTCTTGTTGTAGCAGCACACATATTAGATGCTCCCGCACCCATACCTTTGATCTTCTTGGCACCTTCAAGAATCGCTTTACCACCAGCAGAAAATTTCCTTGGTCTTCCATCACCAGATGCTTTGTCTTCCTGTTTTTCTCTTCTTTGCTGTTCTGCCTTGCCACCGCCAGCAAATCCAGGTAGACCATATCCACTAATTTTTGCTTCTCTCAATCTACTTCCAGTTAGATTGGGATTATTTTTTGTTGCTGGAGTATTGAAAGGAACAACAAAAGCAGATGATGCCATTCCACCTGCTGCTCTTTTAAATCCTACCCATTCTGTTCCATGACCGATAAAGGCAGTTGATCCACCACCATCTAGAGATACTGGATAACCAGACATAGGACCAGAGATCCAACCACCAGCTGCAGCAGATTGACCCTTCTTAGCACCCTCAATCAGTTTTGCTTTGTTTGCAATATCATCTTGAGTGATATACTTCAACGCCAATCCCTTTTGGGGAGCATTATTTACAAAGTATGCTCTTACTTGATTGAATGCTGCTTGTTTAAGTGCCTTATTTTCATTTTGGGCAAGATTATATGGTCCTGCAAAAGGATTTAGATTAAATCTATCCCAAACTTCATATTGTCCATTAGTAGCATTAATTACAACTTTATAGTCCTTGCCCTTCCATTTAAATGGAACTTCTCCGCCTTTCCTGTCTTCTGCCTTCGCACTATAATTAGCAGTATTTTGTGATTCTTGACCTGCTGCTACATTTGCAGATCCATTATTTTTCTTTACATCTGCACTTCCAGCACCCTGAGCACCTGCTGCCTTAGCAGATGGAGAAGACTGATCAATAGAATCGTCTGGTGTTCCTGGTGTTGTTGGAGCGGGTGCTGGTCCAGGGTCAGGTGATGAACCACCAATCTTATTTCCAATAACCTGAGCAGCAACGTTCAAGTCAGTTAATAGACCAAGAACTGAGTTGCCACCCTTCTTAGTGAACTTTTTAGACTTAGTGCTAACTGCACTTCCTTTACCGAATAGTTTTGCTAATCCACCACTAGCAACAGATTTAACTGCCTGACCGCCTTTCTTGGCGGCACCTGCCATTTTACCCTGAACAGACTTAACTAGACTAGGTGGAATATTGAATGCGTTAGCAATAGGCGCAACAATGTTTGTTAGGAACGGTGTAACTGCTTTTCCAGCAGAACCCATTCCAGTAACAACTTCACTGACACTACCTAAGAGTCCAGCACCAATCGCTCGGAAAGGTGTCATGTACAACTTAGAAAGATCAGTTGCTCTCTTTGTATCTACACCTTTACCACCACGACCCATTGATGCTGGCAGTGGTTTGATTCCAGCATTCTTTCTTAATGTATCATTATTAGCAGGAATCTGAGTTAGAGGCATCCTTAACTCAGGACCCCTTTCACCTAGAACTGCTGGTGTGGGTCTAGTTGCAATGCCACCTTTCTCCATTCTTGGAGCAGGTTGTGGTGCAGCTGCAGGTGCAGAAGGTTCATTACCACCAGACATGCTATTCGCAGCTGATGCACCTAAGAATGCGGCACCACCACTAACAGCAGCATTTAAAAGTAATCCTTTGAGACCACCACCACGAGAGGCACCAACAGGAGCAACAGCAGCACCTTTACCTACGCCAGCAGTGGCATTTTTTGCCACTTGTGCCGCTAACTTTGTTTTACTCTTAAACAGTGTCCCCCAAAGAGTTGTCAGGATCCACTTGATACCACCAATAATCAATCCAGGTTTTTTGAGGAAAGCAAAACCTAGAAGTAGTGATCCAAACCCAACAAGGAAATTACCAAATCCTTGTAGTCGTTCCCAGAAACTCTTATTACTATCGAACATGTCAATAAGACCTTCGATAGTTTTAAATAGATTTTCGGTGATGAAAGTATATAAGAATTTGAATACCTTCATCAATCCGCTAACAATATTTGCTAACTTCTTGCCATTCTCAGGGTCAGACATCCATCTGAGGACTGCCTGACCAATAAATGCTCGCATGAAGAATTGTCCAAGCGAAGCAAGACTAGAAAAGAAATCGGGTACAACTGCTGCAGCAAATCCTGCAAACTTCTCTGCCCAGTTGGGTCCGCCTTCACCCGCACCTTTCTTACTATTTGGAAGTCTATCTTCCTTCCACTGTGCCTCCATCTTCTTCTGTTGGACAATCCTCATCTTGAGATTGCTTGCCATCAGAGATCTCATCTCAGAGGCAACTACAACGGCACTATTTAAAGTTGCACCAATCTTATTAATAGACGTTGTAAATGCGACAAAAGAAGAACTTACTGCTTTCGTCTGTGGATTGGTTTTCCCACCAGTTTTAATAGCACTAACAGATACCATCTTGTATAGTGCTGGCTTTGCTGACTGTTTAGGTGCTGATATTGCCATTTATTAAATTCCCGTGGTGATGGGTTGTCTTGCTCTAACAACTCGGCGTGGTGCTGGTGCAGCACTAGAATTATTTATCGCTCCTGTTGGCATTGGAACAGGAACAACTGTCATTCTAGATTGTTTCTGCTCTTCATACACAGCGACAGTTGCTGAAGATGATGCCAATGATGATCCAGTAGTTTTTGCAGTTTGAGTTGCTTTTGCCTTTATTGATGCTTTGGTTGCAGATGGTCCAGGTGAAGGAGGTGGTTTTATACTATAAGATGCTGCACTGAATGATCCAGCAGTAGAAAGTGAAGGTGTCAACTTACCACCAGATGACATCTTCGCAAGAATTCCTTTTGCATATGAAATTCTAGGTCCATCATGATGAACACCTGCTCTTTCCCAGTTCTTTCTAAACCAAACAGCAGAACCAGCGACATCTGTAGACTTCTTAAAGGAAGCAGAAAGTGGGTTTGACCCCTTCATTTCTTGGATAGCAAACTTTAAGTTATCTTCATTTGTAGGGATCTTGTTGTAATCGCCACCATAACTTTTAATAAACAAGTCATAACGATCTCCTGGTCTAGAGTTGGTCCACTGTGCCCAACCATATCCCCTCCCAACCGTACCTCTTGGCCATGGTTTTGAACTTCTACCAAATGGTCCACCTTCACGAATACCAGGGACAAATCCTCCAGACTCATGAGCAAAGTTTCCTGCAATTGCCGCTGCTGCTTCCTTGGTTATACCAAGATTGGACATAAACTTCTTGGCAATAGCAGCACCCTTATCAACTACACTACCAGTTGCTGCAGCAACTCCAGAAGTATCAATATCTCCAGTATCATCTGTACCGCCAGGTGTGGTGCTGGTTCCAGTGCCACTCATGGAACTGAAATCCTTTTTGGTGATCGCCTCAAAGACACTGAGCAATCTTGTTAACTGACCACGCAAGGTATTTGGGTCATCATTACCAGTACCAACCAATTTCGACATATCATCACCTGCTTCTGCTGCTTTCATCTCGGCAGCAGATTTTGATACCGTACCAATCTTAGTTCCAGGTGATGCTTCAGATATTGGTCCAAGACCTTCAGTAAGTTTTGCCAGTTCTGGTGCTAAGAATTTCTTAGCCATATCTCCAGCTGGACCCATTGCACCTAATGCACCTAGAACAGCAGAAGCAATTTCTCCAGACCCACTCATTCCACCCATCATTCCTAGTGGAATAACTGCTTCTGGTCCATTTTCACCAATAACTGCTCTGGTTGGTTTGGTGACAATACCACCAGCAAATAGAGCAGGATCTGCAAGCATCCTACCATCATTCATGAGAGGGTCTTTAATCGAACCGAGAGCACCTCTACCTAATAGTCTTGCAAGTGTTCTACCTGCCATCTCACCAGCAATACCACCAGCAGCACCAGAAATGAATCCAGGAAGACCACCGAAGGGAGCACCAAGGGCAAAACCACCAGCATATCCTAGAAGACCACCAATAGCACCTAGGAAGGCATTAACGAATGGTGTTCCAGCAAGACCATACTCAAGTAATGCTGTGATAGCAGCAATAACTTTATCAAGACCGCCTATCTTTGCACCTTTCTGAACCTGCTTTAGATATTCAACGGTCTTCAGTGCTTGCTTAGATTTTAAAGCATCCTTGATGAGTGATCCCATCTGCTTGGGATTCTTAATCGCATCGTATAGTCTCTTTACTAGTTCATTCTGTTTAATTGCACCCTCAACTTTGCCGCCAATAATACCTTTAACATATTCAAATAGTGCTTTTGGATCAGTTGCAAGTTTTCTAAGTTGATTTGCATTTGCACCCGTTCTTTTTGCCCACTCACCAACTGCACCAAAAGCCTTTCTGCTTCTTTCGATGGCAATTTGTGTGTCGAGTATCGTATTACCAATTGTTTTGGTTACACCAGACTTTAATTTCTTGGCACCGCCACCTACAATTTCTCTTGCTCTTTGAAGAAATCCCTTCTTGCCTGCTTGCTTTGCAGCATCATCAACAGCACCTTTAGACGCCTTAGCAGCATCATCAGCAGCACCTGCAGGACCACCAGGACCTGCTGCTGGTGTTGGTCCTGGGGCATTTAGAAGAGTATTAACAAGACCAATGATATCTGCAGCAAGAGAAAATGGATTTAGCATGTATCCCAATGCTTTCAATCCAACCAGACCTAATAGTAAGGATCCTAACCCACCCATTACTTCGCCAAATCTGGCAAAACCAGTCTTAGAACCATCTCCGAAGATGGCACTAACACCACTCATAAGTTTATCAATAGCAAATCCTGCTACACTGAAGACTGCACCAAAGAAGGTCTTTAAACCATTTACAACTTTGGTGATCCTTTCACCGTTTGCAGGATCAGAAATCCATCTAAGAACACCTTGAGTGATGATTGTTCTAATCGCAAACTCAAAGATGCCCTTAAATGGACCTAGTAATTTCTCTAACCAACCAAGTTCTTTCTTACCTTTCTTCTCTACATCTTCTTTATCGATAGCATCTTTGGCAGACTTTTTCCCTATTTCTTCTGTTGCTGCCTCAGATTGCTGATCTCTTTTAAATTGTGCCTTCTTTTTCTCAAACTGTGCTTGATGCTTTTCGAGTTGACCTTCGACTCTTAGATTATCCCTAAGATCTTGAAATACCTTTCCTAAAGTATAAGTAGTTCCACCTACTCTATTAAGAGCTAATAGTGTTGTTCTGGAAGACTTTGTATAATGCTCAGTATCGAGAGATCCCTTAGTGGTGGTAGCATTTTTAACACCCAAAGACTTTTTCATCCCAGAGATAGGTGATTTAATCACCTTGATCATGCTGGGATTTACATATGAATATGGTTTAATTTTGCTACTAGCCATTAGAGACTTACCCTACCTTGTGCTTTTTGTTGTTGATCCTTATACCTTTCTTCTTCCTTCTTCAAGTGTCCGATCAATTTATCAACATAGTATTCTTTTTCCCATGGAATCATATCATTCAAATCTGAGTATGACCACTTATGGTGATGAATCAAAGCAAAGTTAGTGTCAAGATGGTTCTTCAGTGTGGTATGAAGAAGGGCTACGCGAAAAAAGATCCCAGACCCTCCAATTTGACCTCAGATTTTACACCAGTTTGAGGATTTTCAACTTCAATCTCATGCTCAAGTTTAGGCATATTTGAGAAGAAATCTTGGAGTTTCATGAACTGATCGCTCTTGAGATCTTCTAAGAACTCTTGCACCTCTTTCTTAGAATAGTTCTTCACTTCATAAACATCTTCACCGTCAATAATCTGCTTGATGCATGAACCAGCAAGATCAAACACTTGATCAATTCCAACATCTTCACCAACAAAGTTGATCTTTACAAAAGTATCAAGTGAAGGATACTTCATGATCAGAGAAACCTTGTCATCCAGAACAATTGTGTTTGAGTGATTCTCTGGCCAAGTAATTTCAATTTGATCTAGGGGGATAGCAACTTCAACTTGTGTTTCATTGTCGTCAGGGCAAGTGACCATAACTTTTGAGATTTCACCAACAGACTTGGCACGAATACGCAGGAAGATGTATTCAATATCAAAGGTCGCCAGATCATCTACTCTAGACTTTAAATTAGTGCAGTTTTTGATAATTGTTTTAACTGCATTAATCATGTCCTTTTCTCCACCCAACTCCATTGCAGTTAGGAGAAGTTTTTCTTCTTTTACAAGAAATGGTCTATATTTAATGGTTTCCTTCGTAGAAGGAACTTTCATCTCATATTCGTTGACAACTAATTTAGGTAAAGGCATAATGACTCCATGAAATAGGGTTCAGTTATAGTTATTTAGTTAATTACGGTAGCGCCTCCAGCGCCAGCAATGATTGTTGGTGCTTGTCCTGTAGTAGCATTTGCTAAGTTGCTAGCGAGAGTATTTGAAGCAACTGCAGATCCAGAAGACCCCAGTGAAACAGGAATACTAATATCACCAATGTTTTGTTCGTTTGTTTTTGGATAGTAGAATCTATATCTTTCGAAATAGAATGATACGTCCATGGTCAATAGACCATTAGGAGATGAGTTTAGGTTGATATTACTAATATTAAATGGGTATGCATTCTTGAGTACCCAAACACCAGACAAACGATTCCATTTTACAGACTGATTATCATATTCTTGTTGGGACTTATACTTCCACTTGGGACTTAGTACACTCTTATAGTTATCCCAATCAGTTGGGGTTGGTTTTACACCACCTCTTTCATACTTGAAGATATCTAGGTGAGAACAAACATAGTCATCATAAAAGGCAACTTTCTGGGATGCATCGTTTGCAGTGTAGTTCATCCATCTCTCAAACAACATTCTAGTGAACATTGTTCTAGGTAAAATAAACTGAATGCTAATTTCACTGAAACTTGTTCCAGTAGCATATCTATACATTGCACCGATTTGTTTGGCATCTCCAGTTGTAATCTGTCTGCTGGGAACAGTTACATCCGTAGCATAATAAGTTAGTAGTCTGGACTGATCCGATCCAGGACCACTATCGAATCCATTACTAAATGCTTTCTTACCATGACTCCATCCAATCTTATCAAAAATTTTAGGAGGATTTCTAAACCTTACCCAGTACAAGTTTGCACTTGCGGGCAATTGTCTAGAGACCATGGATTTGAAACCTTGGAAACTATTTGGTCCTGTTAGATCTGTTAGAGCTGCTTGTGCCATTATTGCGCCTATAAATAGTTTTAGGTCGATACTAAATATATTTATGGCGTATAGCGGGAGATATTCTCCTAACAATGTATCCAAGTACAAGGGAGATCCAAAAAACATAATCTACAGATCATCTTGGGAACTAAAATTCATGATCTACTGTGATAGAAACCCAAGTATTCTTGAATGGGGTAGTGAAGAGATCTTCATTCCCTACATTTCCCCTCTTGATGGAAAACGCCACAAATACTATCCAGATTTTTATATTAAAATCAAAGATAGAACTGGTAAAATCAAGAAATATTTAGTAGAAGTTAAACCAGCATATCAAGTTAGTGAACCAAAGATCCAGAAACGGAAAACTAAGAAGTACATTACTGAAGTTACGACATATGCTGTAAATCAAGCAAAGTGGAAGGCTGCCAAAGAATTCTGTGATGATCACATGTGGGAGTTTATTATACTCACCGAACACGAACTAAAGGTTTAAGTATGGCATCAACAAAGACATATATCTATCCAAAAACTCCCGCAAACGCCAAATCTCAAGCAGATGGGTTGGGTGCATCGTTTAATACTGGAGCAGAGTTTCCCACCGACACAATTGACTACATCAAATTTACTGAGTTTAAAGTAGATTATAGTAAAGGTGGTGGTCTAGTAAGTGCAGGTGGTACAGCATCACAGACTAATCTAGACACTGCATACTTATACATGCCTCAAAGTATAAGCATTGCGTATGGTGCAAACTACAACCCAGTTGCATTAGGTGTTCTTGGTGTTGAAGCAGCAAAACAAATTGGATCTACAAGTTCAGAAGAAATTGCACAATCTCTACAGAATGCTGCACAGTCTGCAACTCCAGAAGCACTATTCGGAACAATCGCATCTGGTATCAATGCAGCAAATGGTATTGTTGGTATTTCTGGTTCGGCAAGTGCTGGATCAATTTCTGCTGTGGGACAAGGACTTGTGTTCAACCCATTCCAAGAACAAGTATTTGAAGGAGTTTCATTTAGAGAGCATAACTTCTCCTTCAAACTGATAGGAAGAAACTCAACAGAAGCAGATGAAATTGGAAACATCATCAAGTTCTTCAAGAGAGGTATGCTTCCATCCTACGATTCTGGACCAGGAACAGGTCCAGGTGCATTGGGTGGAGGTGGTTCAACGGCATCAACTGCTGGAACGACGGCATCAGCAAGATACCTAAAAGTTCCTAATAGATTTGATATTCAATTCAAGAGATTGAACAACACATCAACAGATTTGAATGGACAATTGAGTACCAACTTTGGTGTGTCTTCTGCTGCATTAGAAGACATTAATGGTCTTTACAGGTTTAAACCATGTGTTCTAACTAGTGTCAACGTAGGTTATACACCTGATGGTCAGTATGTGTCAACTGATACTGGTAATGTTCCAGCAATTCAGTTAGATCTACGTTTTGCAGAAATCGCTATTGTTACAAGAGACGACATCGATCAGGGATTCTAAAACATGTCAACATTCTTCTCCAACTTACCAAACATCTTTGTAGCAGATCCTTCAACGGATATTGTTCCAGAGAACTATGTAATTACAAAGAACATCTTCAGACGGGCAAAGGTAGTACCAGCAGCATTAGCAAATGCAACGTACTTTGAGAAGTACACTATCCCAATGAACAAGAAACCATATCATGTTGCACACGATATCTATGGCGATGTTGATGTGGAATGGATCATCCTTCTGATTAATGACATTACAAACATCTACACTCAATGGCCTTTAACTAACGCAGAACTTGAAAACAAAGTTAGAGAAGAGTATGGATTGTCAGCAAATAGTGTTAGATATTGGAGAACTAGAGAATTTAAAAATGATAAAGGAGAGGTGCTTGTTGAAGGAGGATTAGTTGTACAAAGTACATACGTTCCTAGGTTCCCACCAGGATCCCCAGTTCCACCAGCAAATGAGTACAAAGAACCTGTGACCAATTACCTATACGAATTGGAAGCAAACGAGGCAAAGAGAGAAATCTATCTAATCTATCCATCATTGATTACTAGATTCGTTAATGAATACAAGAGAATTATGCAATACTCAACTTCAGAAGACCTGATGGTTATTAATGAGGTTGGATATAGAACTGATGAACCTGCTCAACTAAAACGTGCTGGCAGCGAATCGACATCTATCAACGTTAACTTCAATAGTTAAGTTCTTTAACATTTCTTAATATTTCATTTTTGACAAAAAAATGGCGCGTTTTCAGAACGCGCCTTTGCTTTTTAATGGGTCATTTTGGTTTCGCACCCATGTGCTTCCATTTTATAGTGGGCATCGGTATGAACTACCTGTACTGCAATCAAGAACCCAACCACTATCAAATTGAAATGTGTCACTGGATGGGTGAAGATCTTGAGAAGCAAACGCATCAGTCTTCTTCAGCGAGACGAGCGAAGTAAGACAGGTCATCATCCTCAGACTCATTGAAACTGGGGAGAGTAGGTGCCTCAGAACTAATGGACTTTCGGAAGGTAGAAACCTCTTCAGACCAATCGCTAGGGGTAGAAGGTGCAAGCACTTGCTCTTGCTCTTCATTGAATGCATCGGCACGAGGACCAACTGCACGAGGAGCACTGTTCAGAACAGCATTCAGACGTGCTTCCAGTTCTTCATAAGTCTTGAAGGTCTTCTCATCAGTGAATTCGGCAAGGGAATACTCTTGCTTCCACACTGCTTCCAGTTTGTCGTCATCAAAACCTTCAAGGGTTCCAGGGCGAGCAAACTCAGACTTATCGTAGTTCCAGTATCCATCAACCTTGCGGATCTTCACCTTAAAGTTGGCACCTGCCCAGAAATCAAAAGGATTGATGGGAGTTTCATCTTTGAATTCGGGTTGCATTGCTGCCATGATCTTGTCAAAGATCTTCTTGCCGAACTTGTAGAGGAAGACGCGACCTTCATTCTCAGGATGAGCAGGATCCTCTACGACATAGATGTTTGCATAGTAAGACAGTTTGCGTTTCTGCTTACGAGCAACTTCTTTATCTGCATCAGTACCACTGTTCCAGAGTTGACGATTCAGTTCGCCAACGGGGTCTTTTTTGTTCAGGGTGGTGAGAGAGTTCTCAATGTACCAACCACCAGGACCTTGGAAGGCATGACTCCAGACCTTTGCCCAGGGAAGATCTTCCCCTTCAGGAGCAGGCAGGAATCGAATAACTGCATAACCATTACCCGACTTATCCATCTCGGGTTTCCAGAGGCGTTCATCACCACTGGTGGAAGGATTAGCAACCTTTTCAACCTCTTTGGTCAGTTTCTCAAAGACCGAGTTAGAGGATTTCTTAAGGGATGCAAAAGACATAATTGGATTCTCCGTATTTTTTGTATTTGTTTGGATTAGTGGGGGCGACCCCCCTCACCCGAACCATCATATACTACCCTATTTAGTCGGGCGTGTCAAGGTCCTTGAGGACCCGTTCCAGGTACTCTTCCATGCCGTTCAGGGACTCCAGCAGGGTGCTGTACCCAAACATGTTTGAGATCAGATCGATACGATTTTTCATATCGGCAGCATCCTCATCTGTTGAGGAAGACAACTGAAGTCTCACATAAAAGAGTTTTTGTTTTTCGATCAGTTCTTTAGTCTTCTGAACGTGCTTCTTTGCCTTATCTTTTGGCAAACTCGAAATGTTTTCCGAGGTTTTTTGTAGTTCGACGTAGGTATCGTAGATTGATTGTAGTTGATCCTGAACTACTTCTGAATTAAAAAAATTCATTCTTTGTCCTTTTCCTTTATCTGTCTAAGAATAAGAGATCTGTAGGTCTTACAGTCTATAGTTAAGAAAGGAGAATATTTTGTGATCTGGTTCTTTACTGTTTTCCAAATAGGGTCTGTTAATGTGCCATCAAGTTGAGAAACAAATCCTAAACATCTCTCAAGAATAGAAATTGTTTCGATACTGATTTCACTTCTTAGATAGGAGGTTAGAATTTTTGGATGCTTTCCTCTAGTGCAAGTGAATAAAGTATCAAAATTTTTTTCGTAGGGTAGATCAATATTATCTAATAGCAGACTAATTTCTTCCCCAAAAATATTTATTAAATTGTTATTGCGATCAACCCATTTACAGTAAATCTGCTCTCCTTTTGGGCTCATCATGTTCTTAATGTAATTCTTATCGTCTGCAATGAAATTAGAGACGAAGAATTGTTCGATCCGATTTTGTTCGTACTTTGCAGATAACTTCTTAAAAAAATAAGAGTCCTTCCGTTTTTCGAAAGACTCTTTACTTACTCTACTTTTTCCACGAAATTTGAAGTAGTCATAATCTTCCTTGGTGAAATGAAGTTTCAATGCAATGTACATTTGATAAACTTCAAGACCTGTCATAGCGGTAGAATACCTCTGCTAGTTCGTTTAACAAGATTCAAACTTTGTGCTTGATACTTGATTTTTTCTTTGAGTGGTTTAGATAGTAATTTTGGAACTGATTCAATTTCAATATTATTATCCTCACAATAAGTGATGATCGCATCAATATAGGTAATCATCCCATCACTATCCTTCACAATGTTTTCGATAGTCTCCGAAAACTTTGAGGAGTTTAAAAAGTTATTGCTTGGATTTGGTTTAGGCATTTCTAGAGTTAAAATCATGTATATACTCCTTCAATAATGTAAAATAATGATCTAGGTTTGTTTTTTCAATCACTTGACAACTACCTTCCTCAGTAGAAATAATAGTTACAATTTTCTTTGGTTGGATTCCAGTGCGTTCATAGAACATAACAGCATATGCTGTTTCTTGAACGAAATAATTTTCAATCCATTGTTCCTTTTTATCTCTATCTGATGTCTTGAAGTCAATGACTGCTAAATCCCCATCAAACTCAGCAATACAGTCAACCCTACCAGCAACACCAAGATAATCGGAATATAAAGCCCCTTCAAGCAAATGAATATTATTAATGCGATTAAGAGTAGGTTTCGCAACTTGAAATAGCGCAAAAGGAAGAGGATCAAAATCAGCAGGATCAATAGACTCATTTTTTAAATACCTTTCAACGATACTGTGAAATGCAGTTCCTCTTCCTGTTGCTCTTGCTGTCTTCCTGTTTGCAACTTCTTCACCTACACGTTGACGCCATTCTTTAAAGAATGCTGCCTTTCTGAATGAGGTGATTGTGGTGATAGAAGGATATTCTACACCTTCACAGATGGGATAAAAACGTTGCCCATCTTTATCTATCGATTCGATATCATTAAGTTGGACAGGAAGATCAACAAATTTAAACATTAGAAACCTAGATTCAATTTACTAATAATGTAGCTACGGACTAGTCCAGAACGGACAATATCATCAACACCAAATTCAATAGTGTCAAACTCTTCCATGGTTTCTAGGATTTTCATAAAGTCTAAAATACCATTCTTTTCGTTAGTCTTAACAAGGTCTGACTGAGTGATATCACCAGCGAAGACGACCTTACAGTTCTGACCGACACGAGTAATCATGGAATCAAGTTCGTGGAAGTTGAGGTTTGAAAACTCATCCACGATGATGATACAGTTGTCAAGGGTGACACCTCTGATGTACGATGTACTCCAGAATGAAATAGTCTCTTGTGCCCTGAGGTTATTATACAGCATTTCGAATGCATTGTCATCAGGCATCTCGAACATGTACTTCACCATATTCTTATATGGAATCTGGTAAAGTGCTGATTTGTCTTCATGATCTCCTGGAAGGAAACCGATTTCTCTAGTAGGAACCAGAGAACGGACGATGTAAATCTTTTCATAAGGAGTGTTCTCGTTGAGAACTTCCTTCAGTGCAAGATACATGCTGATAAAAGTTTTACCTGTACCAGCACATCCATGAAGAACTAGATGCTTATCTTTGGACCATGACTCAAACACTTTGGTTTGAGACTCTGTAACTGGCTCAATCTTAACCAAATGATCTTGGTTGATTGGCTTTTTGCGTTTCATCTGCTTAATTGACATCCCTGCGGGAACAATAGCATTATTATTTCTCTTTCTTGGCATATCAGGTAAAACGAGACAAGTTTGCACGGGGATGTTCTTTTTGAACTTTACTCATAACTTCCTTAAAACCGCTATCAGTTTTCATAGAACCACTAACAGCATTAAGGATGGTTGGAAGTTGTTGATAGTTTGGATTATTTTCCAAGAAAGATTCTCTTTCACTCATATACATCCATTTTTCAAACACTTCCCCAGTGTCTTTATCTAAGAATTTGTAAGTAGGCATCCTTTCCTCCTGGAAAACTATTTATTTAGAACTGGTTCAGGTGTGTCTACAAACTCTTGCTTGAGAATCTTTCTAATTTTTTGATAGAAAGATAGAATATCATGGTTATTGTTGTAGACAAGTCCGCAATCTTTTGCAGTCTTTAAAACTTCCTGATTGTTCATGATTGACTTCCTTTACTATGGTTATGCACTGATCCATCCCAGTGCTTCTGCAACACTTGGAAACTGTTTTGAGAATTCAACTTTACATTGTTCAGCAATTTCCATGTGTTCTTTTTGAGTCCCGTTTGCGGTCCTCAATTGTATATAGTGAATCCATGACCTGCATGATCCCGTCATATAGATACGAGTTGGAGTTGCCAGAGGCAATACAAAACGGGCACATTCCTTTGCCACACCATGAGAGAGAAGTTCCTTGTAGAGGCGCATACTTTCTGCAAAATGCTCCTGAATCTTACCTTGAAGACCCAGTTTTTCATACTGACCAATATCATCAATCGAGTTCTGACGATTCTTAGTATCCTGACGACGAAGATCGGGGACAGGAATATAATCACTTAGAAGTGAAGAATCAGCATACCGCTGGGAGAACTCTTGATATGTGAACGAACGGTGACGCAAAATTTGAGCTGCGATACCACGATTAGTTTCGATCTCCAGTGTCATGGATGCTTGCTCGAACACAGACCAATGATTATGATTGATACAATACCTCAGAAGACCTGCATAGTTTTCATTCTCTTGATTTGCTGGATTAGACACCCTAGCAATATACGACATCATCTGTTCTGCATCTGGCGTTGATGTGATGTAGGAAACTTTAGTCATCTGAACTCCGATCAAATAGGATATGTGCTGCGAGTACAAGACCCATTGCATGTACGAACGTTATTTTAGCAATTCCAAACAATGCTGTCAACCCACCAAATTGAATGACTGCCCAGAGAAGAAAGGGACGCCAAAGGAAGACATCAAATGTTTTGGCGAGAATTTTTGTACCTCTCTCAATTGACTCTTGCCTTTTAAGTTCTTCTCTCTCCTCATCAGTCATGTTTGGTTCTTCATCCAAACTTCTAGGATCAAGATAGACAGTCATCTTATTAGATGATTTGGTTGTCATGAACGACCACCCCATGTGATAGTGGGAAACGCCTCCTCAATAACTGCCTTGGTGATGCGGTACTTCTTCTGCAGTTGCTTATCCTTAACCAAAACAAGAAGTTCTGCTTCAGATTGATGGAGACCTTCAAGCATACGAATAAACATGCTTTCTCTTTGGGGTTGCTTCAGATCAAAGTTGCCACCCTGAATGAAGTTAAACAACTTTGCTCCTTCTTTTTCAAGGATGGTATGCTCCGTTCCAATAGGTGCTTCATTTGGGGTATAAGGAACTTCCCCCTCAGGAAGCATTGAAACTACTGATTCATCATAATTCCAGATAAAAATACTGCGAAGAGTTTGAGTATTGTTGTCTTGCAGGATCTTGATCTTTTCTGCTTTTGTTTTTGCATTCGATGCTTTTTGTAGCACTTCAGAGATAAGCAGTCGATTGCCAGTGTTTGCGGACATTTTAAAATTCTCCTATCTTTTCAAGTAAATTAACAAGGTTTTTATTCACAAAGTAATTGTAAATTTTAGATCGAGATGGAACTTCAATAGCATCATAAGACTCTACGATTTTATTCTCTACCTCTACTGGTATATAGTCAAAGTCAATTAGAGTCTGATTGCGTTTGTATTGCTCCATCTGTTCTGCAGTGCAATACTGATCTGGTGTTAGATTAACCAATCGTTCGATTGCTTTTTTACCCAGAGGTTTCTGACGTTTACCATTGATAAACGTATCATCTGGAGACAAGAAGTTTGGAATACTATCGGACTTATCTCCTTTCAAGATATGTTCTCGAATGTACTTCTTTGGATCTAATCCATTAATGTACTTCTTGAGAACAGGATTGTACTGTTTCAACCAAGGATACTTATGGAGTTGAATGAAATCTTTATCACCAGAAAGAATAAGAACCTTTACTGCAGGTTGCATATCTTTTTGTAGACGGATATTTGTATATGCCTGATGCTTTGTGAGAATAGAAATAATATCGTCTGCTTCAGCACCTTCAACTTCCACAACTTTGTATGGAAGATTCTCTTTAATCTCGTCTCTGATTTCATTCAGAGTTTCAAAGATCAGATTCCAATTGAGATTGGATTCTTTCCTATCTTTCTTTCTATTGCATTTGTAGTAGGGAAAGAACTCCCTACGCCAATACTTTTTTGAATCATAACAAAGAACTAGTTCGCCAAACTCTTCACTGAACTTTCGTCGGTAGAACCTAAGTGAGTTCAGGACCATGTGGCGAACTAGATCTTTGTCAATTCCTTCGGTCAGTCTGTACTGAGCCATCAGGTTAGAAATCATAACCTGATTCATGTCAACAAGGATCATGGTTTGTTAATCATCTTCATCGTCTATAATACCTAGTTCATCCTCAAATGTCAAGTAGGTAAGACGTTCATGGGTGAGGTTTCCATCTTCATCATACATCTCTGGATGCATGACGGTCTTGGAGTATGCTGCATTTTGATACCAAGTATCAAAAATATTATTTGCCAACCACCCAACTAAAAACCCCACCGCAAAAGTGAGTAAAGTTATAAATGCTGCAATGTATATAAATTCAAGATGGTCCATTTTTCCTCCAAACTAGAGTTAACTGTAAGTGTCATCTCCTCCAAATGTAAATGGACCGAACTATTTATTATCAGAGTAAACCTTTTCCTTGCAGATACTGAACTGTCTCTGATGCTCCACCCAAAAGTTTATCGTCCATTACGACTCTAGGAAAAGTAGATTCACCGAATTGTGATTTAAATTGCTCTTTAGTGAAGTCAAGATCAAGCATGTATTCAACATACTTAAACTTCTTTTGTTCAAATAAATTCTTAATCTTGGTGCAATAAGGGCAACCTGGTTTTGAGTAGATAGTGAAGTTGTTATTCATTGTCTCCTAATTTTTGCTTGAGATTTTCTGTGGTCTGAATCATATCATTGATGACAATTTCTGCCTGATCTTCAGGACAAAAATCCCGAACCACATCGACAACTGACTTAATAGTATTTTCATACTGTCTTAAGAACTGAGAGAAGTCTGGTTGGTCCATAAATTTATATATCTTTAATCGGAATGACAGGATTCGAACCTGCGACATCTCGCTCCCAAAGCGAGTGCTCTACCAAACTGAGCTACATTCCGTGGCGGAAGGGGTCGGATTCGAACCCACGGTAGACTTGCACCTACGGCAGTTTTCAAGACTGCTGCCTTAAACCACTCGGCCACCCTTCCAAAAAGATCCCCCGAAGGGGATCAATATTATTTAGATCAGAAAGCGTACTTCACGCCAACTTTCACGTTGGTCAGGAGGTTATCAACCTCAAAACCACCAGTGGTAGAACCCCAGACTTCACCGTAGATGCCCAGACTATCGGTAGCAGCAACGTTGATTCCGACCTTGCCAGACAGTTCAACTTCGCTATCGCCACCATCGGGAAGCACGAAGTTAGGACCAAGTTGAGCATATCCAGTCACGTTACCACCCAGAGAACCTTCAACGCCCAGGTGCGACTCGATAGTGGTGCCACCGTAGTTGCTACCAGCGAATCCAGAGTTGGACTCAACATTCACATAAGGACCAGCGAAAGCAGCGCCAGCGAACAGGGGAGCAGCAGCAGCGGCTGCAATTGCAGATTTGAACATAATAGTACCTCGTAATTTTCTTGCGGAATGATTACCCGCAGATGTAAGGAGAATCGACTTTCTCCGTTTTGTTCAGTGATTCCACGAGTAATTGAGGTTTCATCACGTCAACTTATGTAGTTTAACATTCTCTTTGGGATTGGTCAAGTAGGACGATCTTGGTTCTGTCCAAGAGTTTTGATTTCATAAAGGTTTGACTTGAAATACCTTGATGCCTTCTTGATTTTTTTCCAGTTCTCTTTCCTAGGACGACTTTGATCGTAGATTTTGTGCAGTGCCTGAAGTTGGTCTGCCCGTTTCTGAAGTCTCCTGTCAAGAGATGCATGTTTCTGTTCCATCTCAGTCGGATCATATTCTTCGACGCTTTCAACAAGAGGTTCAATAACCACTTCATCACCATCAATTTTGTCTTGCATTTCTTGTGGTAGATCGCTCTTATTGATTTTAGGTAGTTCCTTCATGGTGCGTCTTCTCCTATTCCATAATAGTTAATAATAAGTCCTTCTTGGTTGGCAAGTTGAGAATTTTCACTTAGGGTTGCTAAGTAATTACAGAAACCGTCTTGACCTTTTCCCCAAGGGGATCTGTTTGTTGTTTCTTTAATTTTGATTGCAAAGGAGAAGTAGGTCCCCTCCTCTGCGCCATAGAGTATAACACCGTTTTCTGGGAACGTCAATATGTCTCTTCCCCAGTCTCCATCGGTTGCTATGTCAATCCATGGTTGAGTTCCTTCCGACTTCTGGGGTGGCATGTTTCCATTCAAAACATCACCAGCGAAGAATGAAGTTCCTCTACCCCATGAAGGAATACCAGCAACCCGTACTTTAGTTGACCAGGATCCTCCACTAAGAACAGGTGTCCATCGTAATGCTAATTCAAAAGAACGTGGATCAAATGGATCATTCCTAGTGATGTTAGGTATGTTATTTGCTCCTTCATAGTCGCCAATACTCTTACCCCAGAAATAATGGAAGGGGAAAGTTCTTCCATTCATATGCTCTTTCCAAACACCATTACCCATTCCTGGGATAGTAGCAGTAATAAAATTACCTCTAGAGTCAGTTAGTGGGTATTCATTTCCATTAAATACAATATTGAATCTAGTGGGTTGACCACCACCAAAGGCACCACCAGAAACACGAACTGATGCATCTTTGTTCTCTACTGGTGCTTGCCATCCAGAAACAAATCCAGCAGGTGCTTGCTTCATCTCAATTAGACTGACGGCAGGGTGATCGATAACCCAGTTCTTACCGCCAGAACCTCCCTGTGCTGTTGCGTCTGCAACACTGCAACTACCACCAGTAAGACCTAGCTGAGATGTTGTATATCCACCAGGACCCTCATTACCACCTCCACCTCCTCCGCCACCGCCATCGGTAGCAACGGTTTTGGTATATCCATCTTGAGCAAAATAACTTCTAGTTGTCCAAAGAACACTGGTATCTGGTTTCTTAATTCTACAAGCAAATCCTGCAGGATCACTTAACCAATCCACCTCTTCTTCACCACCATTACCATACACAAATTTTAGAACATATCTTCCTGCTGTAGGGATAGCATAGGTAAGAGTATCTGGTGGATCATTACCAAAGTTTTGTGTCTGCCCAATCTTAGTAAATGCAGGCCAAGGTGAAGATGCACTCAATGTAGATGGTAGAGACAGAAATTGAGTTACAATATCATGAACATCTTTTTCATATAGAGGATTTCCAGAAGTAATCTCACCAATTAAATTATCTCCTCCATGAAGTTGATTCTCCCATCCATTATCAATGTATGTACCTTCAGAGTATAAGGACTCATCATGATAGGAAATATAAACTCCTACTAAATTGTCTGCAGCGACTTCAAATGTATATGTTCCTGCAACAGGGAACTCAAGATTAATTCTAGTCTCAAATAATTTGGATATTTCTGGAGTCATCTCATAGTTGACCCAAACACCATACTGAATTAGGAAGTCCGACCATCTTCCAGTGCCAATCATTTCTCCATCTACGGCATAGACAGGAGGATATAGCAATGGTGAATAGCGACCATTCTCCAGTGCAGCAGATGGTTGTAGAGAGTCCACAGGATCGACTGCAGGACTGTCCCAGTTAGCGTATGGTTTACCTGATAGGGCAGGGTCCCATCCAAGGCACCCATGACCGCCTCCACCGCCTCCTCCACACGCTGAGGCAAGTAGGACACCGTTTAGGTAGAAGTCTGTAGAACCGCCTCCAGACCCTCCCTGACCAGACTTGCCAACAGTGCCACAACCACCGCCTCTTCCACCCCTGTTAAATGATGCGACGGTCATCTTACCAGTTGAATTGTGATCTGCACCAGGTACACCACCACCTCCAACGTGCATTTCAACTTCATTAACGTTATTTGGATCAAGGGCAACTTGAAGGACCATTAAAGATCCAGCACCACCAGAGTTGTTAATTGCTCTAGCAGATCCAGAACCAGAACCAGTGCTGGTGTATGTGATGTTAGTAATTTTGAATGTTACATTTGCATCAAACCCAGCACCATCTCTCAGTAATAGTTTTCTATTTCCATCTGAAACCATAATGCTACTGTTAGCAGCATTCAAATTATTAAATGATAAAGCAAGAGTTTGTCCTGAGGAGAAACTAATTGTCTTTTCTTGTTCTCCTCTATCTCCTGATCGTGTCCATGTTTGTCCACCAACACTAATGCTATCGACAGCATATCCATCAGAACTAGTGTCATCCCATGCAAGAATTAAAGTTACACTTCCAGCAAATCCACTTTCAGCGACTAGTGATAATCCATCATTTGAGAATCTAATACCATCTCCACCATTAGTGTTTCCACCGCGAGCACCATCATATCCACCAGCACCTCCACCTGCTCCTGATAATTCAACCAGCAACAGATCTGTGAATGCAGGTAAGGTTTTTTTGAAAATACCAGCACTATCTTTCTTCTCTAGATCATCACAAATAAGTCGATAGAAGAGATTCATTTCTCTCGTCTTCTTTCTGTTGCCGTCGATCAATCCAGATGCTGCAATTTCATCTGCTGGATCAGGCCAATCAGGATTGTTTGGTGGACTCAACCATCTAGGAGCACCAGGATCAATACAAATCGTTTGCCCCAAACGTAGTTTATAGCACTTCATTTCTCTCGTGGGGAACTGATCCGACCACGGAGTTAATGGTACAGGAGTGCTAGGTACTAGATCTGGATCTGTCTCTGGATCATCTGGACAATCGTAGACTCCACCACCACCTCCAGTTCCTTGCCTATCACAAACAGGTCCATAAAAATTAGTAGAGGATACAAAATTTACATTCCTAACTGTTCTACAAATTTTTGGACTAGGTTTTTTATCAATTACTTCTTCTTGCTCTTCTACTACTACAAGATTAATATTAGGTGCAGCCTTATTATCTGTTTTCTGGTCTCTTAATGCAATAGAACCAATTTGAATATCACATACTGGTCCGAATCCAGATGGTACTAAATTTGTAAGATTGTCAGATAAAGAAATGTTTGCCGATTCCAAAAAATCTTCTTGCTCATCTACTACAACATCAGCAAGAAGATATGGATTGATATATGGTTGTCCAACAAATGACGGTTGCTGACCTTCATCTGCAGCAGTTAATGCTCTCTGAGCAGCAAGTCTTACCTGTAAGTAATCAAAGACTGGTCCAAAATCACCAAACCTTCTTGCAGTATTGATGGTTAGTGTATTTGGATATAGATCATTAATGCTTTCGCTTAGAATTGAATCTTGAATATTAGCGACACTAAGAATTTCTACGGTTGATATCGTATCCGCCGTGGATGTTGCTTGCGATAAACGATCACAAACAGGTCCAAAATATTCGTATGGATACGTTAGTGCCATTAAAAAAGAGGGGTCTTACCCCTCTATTTAGAGACCTTGAATCGGGCATAGTTAAAGATCTTTTCTGGAACATTGATCCCTAACGCTTCTTCGAATCCCCTAAACCCTGGTGATGAATTTGCTTCGCAGATTTTATATCCATCTGTACTAAACAATAGATCAACACCAGCAATATCCATGTCTAGAGTTTTAGCAACTTGAACTGCTAGCATTTCCATTTGATCGTCTACATCATATGGTGTTCCTTCCCCACCGCGAGAGATGTTTGCTTTGAAGGATCCATCAGTGCTACGACGTAGCATTGCACCAACCACACGTCCACCAATTACAATCACTCTAAGATCTCTGCCTTCAGAATAAGAGACATATTCCTGAACGATTAAAGAGGTCTTCGGTTCTAAAGTAGAAATCAACTCAGAGAGATCCTCAAATTGCTTGGCATTCTCACATAGATAAACACCAGCACCATGACTACCAGTGATTACTTTAAGAACACAAGGAAATCCTACTTGTTTCTCAACTAAATCGGCTTTACACGGAAAACGAGTAAGCATGGTTTTGGGGATAGGAAGTCCTGCCTGACCAAGAATTTGGTTAGCATACATCTTATCCTTAGATGCCTCAATAGAACTGGAGTTTGGTAGTGTTGGTACGTTCAGTCTTTCAAATTGTCTGAGAACAGATAAGTTAAAGTAACCAGTACCGCTGCCAGTCCTAGCAAGTACGACATCAGGGAGAGGAACAATATCATTACGATATCGAATGGATTTACGATCATCTCTAGATACGATTAAGTCGATTTCGTCTGCAAAGACTAAATTAAAATCTATATTGTATTTAGCAGATTCCTCAAGAAACCTCTCTCGCTCATATGTTTCTTTGGTAATACGATTACCAAGCATCCAGAGTTTCATATTATTTTGGGCACTCCACATAGAATACACCCTCAACATAACATGCCATTTTGGGTGGTTTTGGTTTACGTTGTGTAGCAGATCGAATGTGATACATTACTGGATCTCTAGTAATAACAACAGGAACATCTTGCATACATCCAGCAAGAATACAACCAGCAAATAAAGTAATCATTTATTCTTCCCTAACCACATGATCCCATGCAACCTTATATTTGCTATCCCAGTTATCAACGTATGGTGGATAAAATGCATTCAGTGCTGCAGTAGTGTCAACAATACGTTGAGCATCTCCAGCATCTACTGCTTCTTGCAATTTGTCAAGCAAGAAACTAAATGTGGTGATCTGATTGAAAGCATCATTCAGATCATTCATTACGGTCCAAGTTTTGTCAATCATTTGTCTTCTCACAATAAAGGAAATACTTATATTCGGCAAGAGCACCGTAGTGCCACTGAATTATATCACAGTTTTTGTAGGTGCCAACCACTTTAGTGTGCTGTGATTCAACTGGCGGATTTTCTGATTGTCCAAGTAGAATAACAAATAGAATGAAAACTCCTACAACTACGACAACACTAGCAGCACCACGCAAAAACTCTTTTATAAATTGTTTATCATCTTGTGTCATTGATCTAACCTCAATTTACGTTCAGGTGATGAAATGTGTCCGTAGAATACATCATCATAGGGATAGATGTATTCATCATACCATCCAGAAGATAATGCCTCCCAGAACTCACGATAATCCTCATCATCATAACACTCCCAAGCATACAGAAAATCATGGAATCCGTCAAGAAAGAGCTCCCATTTTGTTGGATTTTCAAACCTCACGGCGTCTCATCGCTCCAGTAGTACCTCAGTCTATCACCATCGGCAGAAATATTTAAGTGATAGATTTTACCATCTTTCCCGTAAATACCACACCAGACTGAACGTTCATTCATACTTTCAAGGTGAAACATCTCCACACCTTTCATTACAATCTCATCAGGATTTTCAATAGTTATACTCATGGTTTTAATTTCTCAGCAGACTCTTGAATAATGTCAGCAAGTTCCATAATTTCGTGTTTCATTTCGGATGTAGATGTCTTTGCGACTTCATCATAAAACAGTGTGATTGCTGTTAGTAAGAGAACATGTTGTCTAAATGTAATATTCATTATGCTACTCCATCAGCACTATCTTTGAACTCTTGAACTCTTTTTAGATAATCCTTACCTTGTTGATACAGCCCATCAATCAGTGCGTTAATGTCAGCAGTGGGAATACTATCAAACTCATGGTTAAAGTTCTCATACATCAACGCATCAAGCATACACTCTAAAGCCATTGCTTGTTGAAACTCTGGTGTGATATGTGTGCCCCAAGTGAGACCAGAACATTCATTATTGTAGAACATATTGTATCGGTCAAGGATACGATGATTTCTTACCATACTGTTTTCCACCGCAAACTTATCAGCATCAAATACTTTCTGTTTAGAAAGTTCTTCTTGAAACTTTTCAGTGTCCATAAGTTCTCCAGTAGTCATTTCTTTGAACTTTTGTTTACCATACTCTGTAAGTTCATGTTTCTTGGTGCGGAGTTCTTCTACTTCCTCTTGTGTGAGATTGACCCACGGCATGTCTTCATTCATTGAAACTCTCCTGAAATGTTTTCCAACCTTCATCCAGTCGTTTCTCCGCCCAACCCCATTGCCCGTGCTCCATACCATCAATTTTAGAACAATCAATCTCAGATTTGATTAGTTCACGAAGCATTTTGATTTGTTCGTCAGTCATCGTTCAAATACTCGTGTTGGTGTGCTTGCCATCGTAGCAGAGTGGGGATACAGGATGGTGTGATACCCATAGATTGTAGCACTTCTTCAAACCAGTCAGCAGTAGCATCAATTACTGCTTGTGCTTCTGCCTCCTCATTAGGTGGTGCTGTTTGTAGAGCACTCTCCACCATCTTGAGAAGTTTAGTTTTGTCGGTCATGCTCCAATCTCATCAGGGTTTTTAATGAATCTGCTCATTGTCCTTCATCCATTTTTCAAGAGTGTCCATGTCTTCTTCAAAATCTTTCACATCGTATGGAATGAGATCTACTTCACCACGCTCAATTTGATCTGCCATTTGATGTAGATGCTCAAGAAACTCTTTCGGAAGAGTGTCATCTTCACCCAGGTATGACCAGAAGCAATCATAACATGATTCATATGGATCATCATAGAACATGAGTCCATAATCTTTCCAGTTGCCAGTCATCAAATCACCCCAATTACGGAATGAATGGTTGATGCTCTGCCAACCAGTCATCCAACAATGACCGATGTAGTATTTAAACCAGTTCATTTTTTGATTCTACCATAGTTTATCCAAAGAATGTCATAGAGATAGTATAGAAGAAATAGACCAACATTCAATACCAATGAAGTTTTAAAGGGAACAAAGAATGAAGTAAAAATTATTGCAACAACTCTAAATCCTATGGACTTAATTACAAGTTTCATCGTGTTTTCATATCGAGTTGAGCACGTTTATCGTAGTATTCTGCTTCACGAAGGTTGTATTCTTTACACTTCTCATGCTCCGATACATTAGCAGCAGCATCGCACATGGCATCCATCTCTTCTTCAGTGTACTGATGAGATTCTGGTTGATGATCTGTGTCTAGTTTACCTTGATTGGCAAGTTCCGCAATATACTTGTTCTTCCAATACATTGCCTCTACATTATCACACACCGCAGTTGCTGCTTTTTTAATCGTGCTAAACTCTTCCTCTACTTTCTTCCAATCTTCAAACTTATCACGGAGATCTTCATCCATGGTCAGTTCATACTCTTTACAGACCTTACGCTGATCTTCCTCACGCACACAATCATTGAAGACAAGAGACATGGCACCAGACCTGATAGATACGGGGTCCATGCCTACACACAGCATGAACTTCTCAAACAGTTTAAAATACTGCTTGGCATTCAGGTCTGCCGCTGGAGCAGTGATAAGATAATGTTCTTCAGGGACAAAATCATCATCAGACCAGGAGGATGATCCATAGGTGGGGGTGAATGTTGCATCGAATTTGAATTGCACCTCAGCAGTATAGGTCATGAGGGAGTGCCCGTTTGTACCCCCTCATTATATCAGGCATATGGGTCAGTGTCAATCCCCTTCGTGGACCACCACCGCATTTGAGGTTAGTGCCTTCGCCCAAACGTAAGCAGCACCTGCCTCATGAGAAAGGTCGGCAACTGTTCTTTTGACTTCTCCATCCCACATTTCATACACATATCCAGCAGCAGATGCAGCAGGTGCAGAGTCTGTTGCAGTGTAGTTAATTACGATTGGATTTCCACTTTGACATTGGAAAGAAATAGTAGTTACGTTGTCTCCAATTTTAGTATATGCAGTTGTATCTACAGAAGTTGATGTAAATGCCATGAAAGAATACCGTTTACTTTTCAAGTATTTATAAAAAAAGAGGGTCCTAAAGACCCTCTTCTGATTTTTTATTTTGTTTGTAGTTTGCTGGAGGTTTCCAGTCTTTCGGTGGACGATATAGGTTGGGGAAAGTATCTTGAATAATTTCCCTCAACTTATAGTTATCAACCGATTGCAGGTGCTTTGAGAGCGACGGGTGTTGCTTCGACACTTGCAAGATCCAGAGGGAAGTTATGAGCATTACGCTCGTGCATCACTTCAAAACCGAGGTTTGCACGGTTGAGGATGTCTGCCCAGGTGTTGATGACATGTCCTTGAGTATCAAGGAGGGACTGGTTGAAGTTGAAACCGTTGAGGTTGAATGCCATTGTCGAAACGCCAAGGGCAGCAAACCAGATACCGACAACAGGCCAAGCAGCAAGGAAGAAGTGTAGCGAACGAGAGTTATTGAAGGAAGCATATTGGAAGATCAGGCGACCGAAATAACCGTGAGCGGCTACAATGTTGTAGGTTTCTTCTTCTTGACCGAACTTGTATCCGTAGTTTTGGGACTCGTTTTCAGTCGTCTCACGAACGAGAGAAGAAGTAACCAGACTTCCGTGCATAGCACTAAAGAGACTGCCACCAAATACCCCAGCCACACCGAGCATATGGAAAGGATGCATGAGAATGTTGTGTTCTGCTTGGAAGACGAGCATGTAGTTGAACGTACCCGAGATTCCGAGAGGCATTGCATCACTGAAGGAACCTTGACCGAAAGGATAGACAAGGAAAACTGCAGAAGCAGCGGCAACAGGAGCAGAGTAAGCGACACAAATCCAAGGACGCATCCCCAGACGGTAAGAGAGTTCCCATTCACGACCCATGTAAGCATAGATACCAATCAGGAAGTGGAAGACAACGAGTTGGAAAGGACCACCGTTGTAAAGCCATTCGTCAAGACTTGCTGCTTCCCAGATAGGATAGAAGTGCAGACCAATAGCATTAGAAGAAGGAACAACAGCACCAGAAATGATGTTGTTTCCATACATTAGTGAACCAGCAACAGGTTCACGAATACCGTCGATGTCCACAGGGGGAGCACCGATGAAAGCGATGATGAAGCAAGTAGTAGCAGCGAGAAGGCAAGGGATCATAAGGACACCGAACCAACCAACATAGAGGCGGTTGTCGGTAGAAGTGACCCACTTGCAGAATTGTTCCCAGCTGCTTTCTTGCTGTTGACGAGCGAGAGTTGCAGTCATGAAAATTAATACTCCGTTTGTGGTTTTGTTAAGAAAGTTAAGGGATCTTCATATCCCTTAATATATGTATAATATTACGGTTTTCCGAATCTGTCAACCCCTTTGAGCAGAAAAAAAGGAGTCTCATGAGACTCCATATTTGTCGAACATCTTACGGATGTTCTGAGTGATCGGAAGACCACCAGTGAACTGCTCTAGTTTCTCTCCATTCTCATCAGTAATAACAAGAACAGGAGTAGCAGTTACAGCATATTGCTTTGCAAGATCTAAATTCTCTTGCGGGATCGGAACATCACTGAAATCATCAAGATCGACTTTTTCAATGATGCTTGTGCGTTCGTCTTTGATAGAACGGAAATACTTATCTACCAAAGCACAAGGACCACAAGACTCCTTGGAAAATAAAAGAAACTTATTCTGCATTTGGTTTAGACGGTACAACTGGATTGCGAGAACGATTCTTCAAAACAATAAAAGCATCATTCTGATATCGAATCTCGCCAAATGGGGGTGCCCACTTAGGGTTCGCCCCCTCGGTTTGATGGATGCCACTTGTAGAGACTCCACCAATTTCAACTCGGATATCGTCATCTTTAGTCCATCCGAGGTTCATCATAGTTCTAACAATTTGATCTTCAATTGTCACAGGTTCTCCTCTTGCTCAGTCAGGATCACACAATCGCTGGTGGGATATGCCACACAAGTAAGCACCCAACCATCAGCAATCTGGTCGTCGTCAAGAAAGGATTGCTCCTCATTATCTACGGTGCCAGAGATGAGTTTTCCTGCACAAGCCGAGCAAGCACCTGCTTTACACGACGAAGGGAGGTCAACACCTGCTTCTTCTGCTGCTTCAAGAATGTATTGATCTGCAGCGCATTGAATCGTAGTCTCGGTGCCATCAGGGGATTGAAGAGTAATAGAATAAGACATTAGTAGGTCTCGCAAAGTTTTTCAACAGATGCTGCCAACAAAACAAAGAAGGCAACAGAGGTGATTGTAAAACAGATTTCTCCCATTGTCAAGCTCACCAGATGCCAGGGATGATCTGACCCGTGGATGCATAGGCACCCATTGCAGCGATCACACCGATCATTGCTGCCCAACCGTTAATACGTTCTGCTTTTTCGTTCATCGTTTTTCTCCTTAATAAGTGTTCAGATACCTAGCAGTCCAAAGAAAAAGACACTGCCAGTGGTTGCATAGGAAATTACTGCTGCTGCAAATCCCATCATTGCCCAGCGTCCATTAAGTTTCTCTGCCTTTACAGCATAAGGTTCAATGCCATAACGCTCAAGGTCTTCTTTAGTCATATACATTGAGGGTTCTTTGGCGAACATATTCACCTGACCCCACTCGTTTTTCGTAACAGTCATGTTAAGATTTGTGAACAGACTCTACTATATATGAAGTTTTGCGACTTGTCAAGCCCTGTGTTCAGTATTCCTCACAGAGCAGTTCTGGAGAATCCTTGTGCGCTTTGCGGATTCTCTTGACTTCTTTCATTTCCTTCTTAATCATCTGGTAAGCAGTTTCGGAATCAATTTTATTGCCAAGTTCCATAGCAATAATGACATCTACTCTTGTACCAAAATGGGACAATGCTTTTTCAAAGCAATCTAGATCTTCGTACATATCAGATACTAATCCATTTTCTATCTTGGGTAAAATCAAATTCTCTCGATTTTGTCATCGGAAAACTTACAGAGAATCTAGGCGTATGTGATATTGCTTCATGTGGGAAGTAAGCAGGTATCATAATACTGTCGCCAGGATCCAACACAATATCTATAATTGGTTGACTTTCCATAGTGAGTCCTGTATTTGGAATACTAGGATCCTCTACTTCAGACCAAACTTTAAACTGAGTATTGCCAGCACATTGAACTATGAGATTACTACTCTTATCAAAGTGTGCCCCAAATGGATGTTTCAGTTTAGTATTTTTACAAATATAGATGTGAGCATCTGCTTGACAATTATAGATTGATTCCAACTCTCTTGCTACAGCATTGAGTTTTTTAGTAAGTCTAGATGCATCTCTAATATAACAAACATAGTTGTCAATCAGATAACGAATTGTTGATGGTGGGAAAGTATTTGGATTCAATGTCCAACTATCGTTATCCCAATTAAACTGCTCATCACACAATGCAATGAATCTATCTGTTGACATCAGAGGTCTGATGTTTAAGATTGTCTCCAATTCTTCCTTTGAAAGAAGATTTGGATAATGATTTTTAACATACATCGGGATCTTTACCTATCAAGTATTCAACAGTGTTTGCAATATCACTCATAGCAACTCTAAGATCTGCTTGTTGACCAGATTCCATTCTGGATACTGGACGACGATTATCTGTTAGTGTCCATCTCCACAAGGACATAGTTTCACAATACCACAGTTTAATATTCATACTTTAATTTATACTGAAGCGGACAATCGGACTCGAACCGACGACATCTAACTTGGAAGGATAGCGTTCTACCAACTGAACTATGTCCGCAAGGTGGAGAATAGCGGACTCGAACCGCTGACATCCTGCTTGCAAAGCAGGCTCTCTACCAACTGAGCTAATTCCCCGAGTGACCCCCAGGTTTGAGCATCGTTGAGAGGCTTAGGG